AAGACTTATACACAATCTATTCAAGCACTATTTGGATTACAAATATCAACATAATGCAAATCAAATGGTTTGCAATCGGATATTAGCAATTAAGGACATCTTCAGGTGTCCTTTTTTAATACAAATTAGGAGGTAAAACACAATGTTAGACATCAACTCATCAATTCAGAAAAATGGAACACTATCTGTTCAAAATTCAGACGGAACACTTAAACAGGTGGCTTATCTGTCAGCTACAATCAGCGAAAGTGGCACAGTTAGTATGTCAGCCAGCTTTAATGATTTTGCGGCATACTTAGCAAATGATACAGCACTAGACAGCGAGCTTAAGAGCTTCCTTGATGGTGTTAAAAACACTTACAAGGCAACATACAGCACAGAAGATAACACAATTAGTTCAGATGTAAATATAACAGGAACAGTAGAAAGCGAGGTATTTTAGTATGATTAAGTGTGGAGATTTTTCAGCATGGAATGGTGATGTCGCTTGGGATAGGGTTAAGGCGGCAGGACTTACTCACGCTGTCCTTAAAGTTATCAGACGTGATTTTGACCCAGATAAGCAGTTTGAAAATAACTGGAAAGGCTGTCAGTTAGCAGGTGTACATATCTGCGGTGTATATAACTATGTATACACGCCGACAGTAGAAGAAGCTATTGCGGCGGCTAAAAGAGTATTAGAAGTGCTTGACGGACGTAAGGTAACTGTCTGGATGGACGTTGAAGATGAATGTATGCGGAACTTAGGTTCAGATCTTATCGACATTATCAAGGCTTACAAAAAGGTTATCGAGAGTGCAGGTTATCAGTTTGGTGTGTATACTGGCTTATCATTCTATGGCAGTTACATCAAGCCTTATACAAACCCTAGCGACTTAGATTGTCCGTTCTGGATAGCACGTTACTACTTAGGATATGATGAAATGCAGTTAAATGATGATGTTAACCCAGATAAGACACCCAGTATCGACCATTATCTTGCGGGGTGGCAGTATACTTCTAGCGCAAGAGTTGACGGTGTAGATGGAGTTTGCGACTTATCTGTATTCTACGGAGAACACGAAGAAACAGCAGATGATACAAATGATACAGAAGATGAAGAAGCAGCAGATAACAGTAATGAGCCTGTTGATGTTACATATGCCGCTTATACAGACAGATGGTGGGATGAAGTAACTAACGATAGCGATTGGGCTGGTAAGGGTGACGATACAGCTATTAAGGCTATTGCTATTAGAGTTAATCGTGGTGAGGTTAAATATAGAGTGCATTTACTAAACGGCGGCTGGCTACCTTATGTTACAGGATGTGACTATGACGATTTTGATAACGGATATGCCGGTGATAAGAAGCACGACATTGACGCTATCGAAGTTATCTACTACACACCTGGCGGAGAGGACTACAAGTATGCAAGATATATGGTATCGCCATTCGGCTTAAGAAACTTCTATCCAGAGCAGATAGACAATGAAACTGGTAACGGAATGGACGGATACGCCGGAGAATTTGGCAAAGCTATCGACAAATTCCAGTTAGTTGTCGAATAAGGTCAAAACAACACGACCGAAAGTATTTGAAATATACTAAAGATAAATGTATAATGAACTTGTCTTTGAATAAGACTTCAAGTTCTGACTTGGGCGGCGGTGTTTTTGGCGTTGCATTAGCCGCCCTCATTGACAAAAGCGAACATAAGTTCTATAATAACGCTATCGCTATCAAACGTGCAAGGGCAAGAGAGGGGAGTGCAGGTTTATGAGTAATGAGGAATACAGACAAAAGATAACAAAATTGATTAATAAAATAGAAGATAACTGGATATTAGAACAAATATTCAAGTTTATATTTAACATGACAAAAGAGAGGGTTTAAACCCTCTCTTTCTTACTTATCATCTAGTAATTTCTTTGCGATAGCTTCCAGACATTCCCAATCTTTAGGTTCAAGCCTTGCCAATGCACTAACAAGCTTCTTTTCAAAGCTGTTATCGTTTAATTCCATAACCTCATTAACAAAAGCACCAATCTCTTGTTCTCTTGTCCTTGATTTAAACATCTTTCCATTGCCGGTTCGCAGCCATTCTTCATTGACGTTAATGATAGAACATAAAACCTTTATTGATTGCTCTGAAAGGTTTCTATTGCCATTTTCAACTAACGAAATGTAGTTCTTGGTAAGCCCTAGCTTTTCGGCAAATACATCTTGCGACATTTTTAATTCTTTTCGCAAGGTTTTTATCCGCTCATTCACATTTCTCACCTCCTTGCATATATACAATAACATTAAAGTCACACAATGTCAAACTTTTTTTACTAAAATATGTTGACAGGTATTACTGGGTATGATATTATAATCACACAAAGTCAAATAGAAAGGAAGTGAATTGAATGAGTGAAAAGGAAAAGGAAATCATCAAGAAGTTATCCGATACAATACCAAAACTTGATGATAGCAAGAAAAATTACATTCTTGGTGTTGCCGAGGGAATGGCAATGGTAAGAGAATCAGAGAAAACTGATAGAAAGGAGTAAGAATGAGTAAAATCAAAAAATGTGTAAGCATATTTTTGAATAAGCATTTTGTGAAATGGAAATTTTTACAGAGTACATTTGTTATTCCATTTCAAAAAAATGGGAAGATGTATTTGCATATTTCACAGGTTTGTGAAAACGGAACAAGAGTTATAAAAAGAACTTTCCTCATTGAGCATTTGGTTGATGATAACTTGGCGGTTACGAACCAAACACTCGCAGAGGAAAAAAGAGTGTTTAAAAACCCTACATTATTTTAATCCATGTAGTATATCCACACTCATCACACTCTGGTAATGTTTCACCACGATGTTTTATAGAAACAATTCCGTTGTCGTTTTCATTACCACACTGCATACATACATATGTACCACAGTTTACAGTGTCGTATGTACTAAATGTTTCAGAGTGACGATTATCCATATTTTCACCTCTTTTCTCAATAGAATAAGAGAATTATATCACAGAAAGGAGTAAACATGAACGATTTACAAATTTTCAACAATGAAGAGTTCGGAGAAGTCAGAACAGCAGTAATAAATGATGAACCTATGTTTTGTTTAATTGATATTTGCAAGGCACTGGAAATTAAAAATGCTACTGATGTAGCAAAAAGATTAGATGAAGATGAACGCACTAGATTAAATCTAGGGCGTCAAGGAGAGACAAATTTCATAACAGAAAGCGGTCTATATGCAGTAATTCTTAGAAGCGATAAGCCTAATGCTAAGAAATTTCGTAAATGGGTTACATCAGAAGTTCTTCCGTCAATCAGAAAGACAGGCAGTTATGGTATGCCAAAGACAACAGGCGGTCAGATACAGCTTTTAGCACAGGGTTATACAGAGCTTGAACAGGCTGTTAACTCTATCAAAGAAGATATGACAGAGCTTAAGGATAACACACCTCTTTACGGCTGTGAGATTGATGAGGTTAAACAGCACGTTAATAGAAAAGGCGTAATTGTACTTGGTGGCAAGGATAGTGAAGCCTATAAGAACGGCAGTATTCGCAGTTCAGTATATTCTGACATATATAAGCAGTTAAAACGTGAGTTTGGTTGCGTAACAACATATAAGAGCATAAGAAGAAAGTACATTGATAATGTACACAAGTTTATAGATGATTATGCGTTGCCTATGGCACTTGCTGAACAGGTAAAAGAAGCTAATGCACAGATAAGTATGAGTTTTTAAGGAAAGGATTAAGAGTTGGAAAGATTGATAAAAGAATTAATCGCAGTTGAGAAAAAGAGAAATTCCTTGCTTGCAGAACTGAACGAAAACTTAAAGAAACTGACAAGCAAGGGGGATAAGCATTGTGAGTACGAAACTGGTAAATCAGCACTTTAGAAAGGAACAGGAATGAGAGAACCATACACGATTAAAGGTGACGAACAGCAAAGAAGTTTGCAAGACTATGTAGAACAGATTGCTTTAGGTATTGCTGATGATGTAATAAAAGGTGAGAAAAATGAGACAGTACAGAGCGAATGTAGAGTCCTCAATTCCCTCACCAATGCTTTATTAGCAATTAAATGCTAATAACCAATATGAAAAGGATTACTGATTGCTGTCGCTTTAGCTGGCTGCGGTTTGATAGTACTCATAAATTCATCATAGTATTTGCGATACTCTTCTTTGAATTTAGATACATCGCCTTGATAACCACATATTTTAGCAAGAGCATAAAATTCAGCAAGCTTTGAGTTATCCATTAAATCACCTCTTTCCTATAGGGAGATAAAGGGATTATATCACATTTTTTAAAATAAGGAGAAGTTTATGGAAGATATACAGGCAACACCACAGTATAGCATATCAGTAGAGGAGCTTATTGCAGAAAGAAACAATTTAGAAGTCTCTATTGCGGCATACAAGAAAGCAAAGAGAGACAGCAGGATAGCTGAATATTTATGGATGTTATCAGCAATATTATTTATTGCGTCAATGATATTTCAGCTTATTAATTAGAAAGGAGTCTTAGCAGATTGATATTTATTATTTCTGAAAAAGGCGAAAGAGAGCAGATTAATGAGGTAGAAAAACTTGAAATCCTGTCACACATTGGCAGAAGAACAAGTTACCTCTTAGGAAGAAATAAACATTGTGAGCCGTTAAGAAGCATGGTTGTAAGAGATATTTTAGGGCAGTTAAAGCACGAATACGGGTGTGGTTTGAGTGAGCTTAAAAAGAAGCACATAGCAGATACTCACGATTATATCGACTGCTACGAACTACCTACAATAATGAAAGAGAGATATAAGCTATGATACTAGGTTTTATAGCAGGAATAATATTCGGCATAATACTCACAACAGTTTGTGCCGTTATTGCAACAATCAGAACTAATGCAGAAGAAAGGAAAGAACAATATGAAACAGGTAAACGAGAAAGTAATAACAGTACAGGATTGCATTGATATGTACGAGAAGAAAGATATGGTAACAGTTATAGACGGCGGTAAAGTTGTAGGGTTTGTTGAGAAAGGAGTAACAAATGATAAATAATAACAGGACTTATATATTAGGAAAGGTTGCTAAAAAGCCGGTTTTTTCACACGAGATATGTGGTGAGGGATTTTACCTCTTTTATATAGAGGTTTTAAGAAAGAGTGGGAGTACAGATACGCTTCCAGTAATCGTATCGGAAAGATTAATAAGTATTAATAGGCTTGATGTAGACAGAACTGTAGTAATTAACGGACAGATAAGGTCATACAACAAGCATACAGATAATGAGGAGCATAGTCATCTGATACTTAGTGTATTCACCAGGGAAATAGATGTGCTAGAAGATGTTGAAATTGATCCGGACGTAAATAATGCTGTTGAGATTGTAGGTCACTTATGCAAGCCGCCTATATATAGAAAGACACCACTTGGAAGAGAAATCGCTGATATTCTTGTCGCAGTAAACAGACCATATGGCAAGTCAGACTATATACCTTGCATAGTTTGGGGCAGAACAGCTAAGTTTGTCGGTCACTTGCCAGTAGGAACACATATAGAAATGACAGGCAGGTTTCAGTCAAGACCTTATACAAAAAAGATAAGTGAAGATGAAATTGAAAACAGAGTAGCTTATGAGGTATCAGTAGGCAGGGTTGAGATTATAGAAGAAAAGGAGAATACTGATGAATAGTGATGTTACAGTTTCAGAATTAGCTGCTATGGCAGCAGATAGCGAAAAGCGTTGTCAAGTATGGCATCCAGTCCAAGGTGTTATATTTGACGGCACGTTTGATGAACTTGACAGACGGCATTATCTTGCGGATAAGACAGTTGATAACTTCTCAATAGAAGATGATGTATTCATTATGAATATATAAATAAGGAAAGGATATTGTTTATGAGAGCAACTTTAAAAAGGGTAGTTTTAGAAAACTTTATGTGCTATGCACACGCAGAGTTTGATTTTTACGACATAACAAAGATTATTGCTAAGAATGGTGTAGGTAAGTCAACAATAGCCACGGCATATCTGTGGTGCTTATTTAACTGTGATTATGAGTTAAAGGATAATCCGGTTGTCAGAAGAGAAGTTGACGGAGTATCGGTTGATGATATGGATACAAGTGTTGAACTTGCACTTGATGTTGACGGAAAAGAAGTAACTATGAAGAAAGTTCAGAAGCGTACATACAGCAAGGATGGCAGCAGTTACAAGGATGATAACAAGTATTTTGTCAATGATGTGCCTAAGACATTAAAGGACTTCAACGCATATCTTGACATTGATATGAATGTGTTTAAGATGTGCAGCAACATCAATGTATTTCTTAATCAGAAGCCGGCGGAAATGAGAGAATACTTATTCAGTCTTGTTGAGAATGTGACAGACCTTGATATAGCACATTCTAAGGCTGAATTAGCGGAGTTAGTGCCACTGTTAGAGAAATACACAACAGAAGAATTATCTGCTATGAATAAGGCTACTAAGGCTAAGATTACTAAGGATTTACCTATCCTTGACGGACAGATTAAGGAAAAGGAAAGAGATATTCAGATTAAGTCTGACATTGATACATCTGACCTTGAACTGCTTAGAAACAGCCTTAAAGAGCAGATTGCTGATTGTGTGGCAAAGCAGACAGACAATGACAAACTGTTAGCTGAATACGATAAGGCTAGTGCTGATATTCTCGATTTGAAGTTTAAGCAGGGAGATTTATCACGCAAGGCTAACGAGGAGAATATCAAGGCTAGAAGAGAGATTGAGGACAAGATTGCTGATAAGAAGTTTCTTGTTAAACAGACAAAAAAGACTGTTGCTGATACTGAAAGCCGTGTTGCCAGTTCAGAAAAGGTCATTGAGAATATTAAGAACTGTTTACAGGTAGAGCGTGATAAGTGGAAAGAAGAAAATGAGCGTAAGTTTGATGATTCAAGCTTCATCTGCCCTTATTGCGGTAATGAATATAAGGAAGATAAGAAAGAACCGTTAAAGGCTGATTTTGCAAAGCATAAGGCTGATAACTTAGAAGCCATTACCGATAATGGCAATATGTATAAGGAAAGACTTGATAAGGAAAAAGCTACGCTTGAAAGCCTTAAAGCAGAGCTGCCACAGCACAAGGAAAGCCTTGTAATGCTGAACACAGCTATTACAGACCTTGAAAAGCAGTTATCCGAACTTCCGCAGGAAATTGATGTGACATCCACAGAAGAGTACAAGGCACTTGAACAGCAGATAGCTGAAAAAGAACAGGCTATGCACAAGGCTAATGACATTTCGAGCGTTAAGGCAGAATTAAAGGCACAGGAAACAGCTTTAAGGCAGCAGTTAGCAGAATGTGAAAGCCAGATTGCAAAGTCTGATACGGCAGCAGATGAACAGCGACTTGAAGAATTAAAGCAGACAAGGATTGATTCTGAACAAAATAAAGCTAATGCCGAGAAAATCCTTGATTTGCTTGATGAACTGGACAAGGCAAAGAACGAAACATTATCTGACAGTATTAACAGCCATTTCTCGCTTGTTAAGTGGAAGTTGTTTGAACTGAACAAGTCGGGCGGTTACAAGTCGGTTTGCATACCTACAGTTAATGGAAAATCAATTCTTACCACTATGAGCAATAAGGGCAACAGGATTTTGGGCAGAGTTGATATTTGCAACTCTATTCAGAAGATTAGTGGTATGTCAGTACCTATTATCTTAGATGATAGTGAGAGCCTTGACAGCACCAATCAAAAGAAAGTTGCTGATATGGTCGATAGTCAGTTGATTATGCTGATTGTCAATGACAGTGAGAAATTAGAGATTATGGAGGGATAGTATGAAACTCTATTTTTACAAATTAAATACAGATGAAAGATACGGAAAAGTAGGAATTACAGCGCAGGTTTGCGAAGCGGAAGAAAAGCCTAAGACATATAAGGCTGTTAGAGGTTCTTTCCCTAACTGCTATAGCACATTGAGGAAAGATGAAGTTGGACAATTAAAATATGATTGTCTGTTTCTTACAGAACCTAACTTTGAGTATGCAAAAGAAGAATTTAGGCTTAGAACGGAAAGAATAATTGCAGGTAAGTTGAAGAAAATCGAAAACCTTAAGGCTGAATTAAAAATAATAAATGAAAGTGAGGAATAATTATGGCAGAGAACACAGCAGTTGCAGAGAAAAAAGCATTTACAACATCATTAAGTGAATGGAGTAATGCTATGACAGGTCTTATTATTGACGATTATAAGGCTTGCGGAATGAATATGGATGATTATGCAAAAGAGTGTGCTATGGAAGCAATGACAAGCATATTTAATCTTGTTAAGAGCGACCCTAAGGTTAATATGGGAAAGCTTGATACAAGCAATTTAAGAGGCATTGTCAAGCGTTGTGCAAGTCTTAAGCTCAATGCTAGTGCATACCCAAGGGAGTGTTATTTCCAGTTAAGAAATGTTAATGTCGGAAAAGATGAAAATGGAAAAGATATATGGCAGCAACAAGTCGAAATGGGCATTGAGGGAAGTGGTTATGACTCTTTGCTTGCCAACTATGGAAAAGATGTTAAGCAGGTATATCCATATTGGGTAATTAAAGAGGGCGACAAGTACATACCGCCTAAGCATAAAGGACTTACAGTTACGGAGCCAGAGTGGGAAGAAAACGGATTATCTGACAAGGCGGTAAGGGTTGTATATCCTGTTAAGTTGTTAGATGGAACAGTAACATATCTTTCTGCTGATAGAGACAGCGTTAAGGTAAACCTCTTATCTCACGTAAAGCAGAATATGTTGAATGCTACATTTGGAATTATTACAGGTACTAAAAAACAGTATGGGAAAGAAGTTGCAAGAACTAGATATGATGCAACGCGGGAAGAAAAGGCAAAAATTAAAGAGAAAAAGGAAGAAGTTCTCAATGCCTTAAGAGCGTGCAAGACAGTGGATGAAATGCTTGAATGTGAACTTGCTAGACCTTTTATAAGCGGTGCTTGGCTTGACACGCCAGAGAGTATGATTCAGAGAAAAATGTGCAACAATGCAACGAGAAAATATCCAAAGAATTACGACCCAATGGCACGACAGGCACAGGTTGAAATGGACGAGTTATATCAAGTTGCACAGGATGAAATTGCTGAAAATGCTAATACTGTTGAGTTCATAGAAAATACGACAGATGCGGTTGATAGTACAGCTGCAGAAGCAACTGAAGAACAGACAGACAGCACATTGCCACTATTTATGCAGGCAGAATAGGAGATTGAGTATGAGAATAATTTCACAGGACGGAACAAAGGATTTTCCATATGAAAGCAGTTCGGTTTATGTATATGGAGGATGTGTAAATGGGCGCATTTATGTGAGAATGCAGTCATGTGGTGGATATGATGATTCAGTAGATGCTGCAGATTATTCTATCAAAGAAAAAGCAATTAAGGCTATGGAAATGTTGAGAGAACATCACGAAAAGGTCGCTTTTCTTAAAACCATAATAAATACTGAAAAAGGTGCTTTATTCATAAGAGGTTTGTCGGAAACTGTTTTTGACAAGATGACGCAGAATTATTTTCAGTTCCCGAAAGATAATGAGGTGGAAGTATGATAATTAATAAAAATACTGATTCTGAACACGTTAAATTTATATCATACACAGGTAAGTATCCCAATCTTTGCAGTGGTATTTTAACGCTTGAAATTGACGGAAGAACAATCAGATTTGGCAATAGGTATGTAGATAGTACAGTTGATTATCCTAAGTTTTGGAAAAGCGGCGGTAGTTGTTCATTTGACAATAATTGGAACAGCAATGTTACAGACGGAGAATGGCAGATAGATTTTAATGAGATACCTGACTGCTTTAAGGAATACGCAGAGGAAATAGACGAAACATTCAACGCTAATGTGCCTTATGGTTGCTGTGGAGGGTGCTTATGAAGCTTAAATGTTTAGCCACAGGCAGCAGCGGCAACTGCTATCTGTTGCAGGCAGACAACGGAGAAACGCTTATCCTCGATTGCGGAATACCGATTAAGGAAATTAAAAAAGGCTTAGATTGGAATATTAAAGATGTTGTGGGTGTGTTATGCACCCATAAACACCTTGACCACAGTAAGACATCCTTAGATATGTGCAGAATGGGCTTTCATACAGTTTTGCCATATATAATAGCCAGTAAATCGGAAACACTTACTTACAAACTGAAAAAAACAAATTTCGATATCAGTGCATTTGCTTTAACTACAGTAGATGGCAAGTGGACGCACACTAACGCAGACGGAACGGAATGCCCTTGTTACGGATTTCTGATAACGCATAAGGAAATGGGTAAGTTACTTTACATAACCGACACAGAGCTGATTAAGTGGCGTTTCAAAGGCATAAACCACATTCTCTTAGGTGTGAATTATGACAAGGATTTAGTTGATACCGACAATCCGAAAGCCAATCACGTTTTCAGAGGTCACTTATCCATTGATACAGCTTGCGATTTTGTTAAAGCTAACAATTCAGACAGCTTGCAAAACGTCATAATGTGTCATTTATCAAGTGAAAATGCTGATAAGGACAGTTTTATCGAGAAGATGAAAAATGCTGTAAATGTGGCGAATGTGGATGTTGCAGAACAGGGCAAGAGTTGGATTTTAAGGAAAGGAGATGAATGTCCGTTTTGATTAGTTGGGATATAGTTACAAATTTAATGAATTGTTTTCCTAATAGCGTTATAAATCATAACGCAGAGTTTATAGCACATATTAGAAGCAATACATATTTCGGATTAAAAGATTGTGAAAATGAAACAGATGTAAAGTGCAAAGTTTTAGAATGTTTATCAAGACCTGCATACAAGACGGAACTATATAACACCAAACGGAGCAATGATGAATTTCACAGATTTATACTTGGCGGTGTAAATCAGTTTTTAGAAACCGATTTTACTGAGAAAGATATGGAGCAGATTTATACATATCTTGGGAATAGGTGCAATCATGCCAAAACATTGAAGTTTATTGAAAGTGGGTATGATATGTCAGTTTTGAAAGATTAAAAAATCCTAGTGAGTGCTCTTTTTAGAAAGGAGAATTGAAATGAAGAAAGCTGAACCAAAAATGATTTTAAATATATCTCTCAATAGTGAGGAAATTGAAGAAAAGGTCAAGATTGCTATGGACGAATATGCAGAGAAAGTTATTTATAAAAATATTGATGAAGAAATTACAAAAATTGTTGACAAGGGAATTGAAAGGCTTGTATCTGCTCCAAGCTGGAGTGGTGACAGAAAGATACAGGGTGTTTCTTTTGAGCAGTTTGTGAAAGATAAGACTGAAAAAACTATCGGCGATTTTGTAGAAAAGAATATCAAAGAAATTCTTGCAAAGAGATTTGCTGAAATTATGACAGATAGGAGCTTTGACAATGATTAAAGGCAGAAAAGTCTATGACCCACTAACTAACACTTACAGCACAGGTTGGTTGATTGTGGATGATAAAGGAAATTATTACTCAGTGTGGTAGAAAGGAGTAGCAATGGAGAGATTAACAAGTAATAAGCCGACATCTGATATGAATATGCTTGAATTAGCGTATAACAGTTGTTATGCAGATGAAAAATGCAACGCAAGATACCGGGATTACGAATTAGACATTGACAGCAGGAAACTTGTAAGAGACCTTGTTAAAGATATGTGCAATGAAGATTTATCCGATATGTCAGATGAAGAATTTGACGAATATATGGCTGAAATGCTGTCGGTTGAAATGGATAGCCAGATAGGATTATTGGCTTTATTCTATCGTAATTTGTGGGCTATGGCAAATTTAAGAGAAACGCTGAAAAGATATGAGGACTTAGAGGAACAGAGCAGACTTATTAAGTTACCTTGTGAAGATGTATATTACATTGTTGATAAGAATAATCCAAGATTTGCAATGGTAAATTGTAAATCAATAACAGACTTAACATTGTATGAAATTAACGAAATAGATATTGGTGGAATATATTTTTCAACAGAGGAATTAGCAGAAGCAAAACTGAAAGAATTGAGAGGTGGAGAGAATGAAAGTAGTAATTGACATACCTAACGATTTCACAGGAGACTATATTGTTGACAAATTTAAAGATTTCTTTTCAAGGGTTATCGCGGATATTGATTGCAAAGGTATGTGTGGTAGATACGAGAAAGAAATTGCTGAAATGTTTTTAAAGGCATTTGATGATAGCGAAGAAAAGACTTCTTGTAACTGCCAGCATAACAACAATCCAAGAGATAACGAGCCTTGTTGCAGATGCGATAGCAAACAGACTAACGCCGACAGGATAAGGAACATGTCGGATGAAGAATTAGTAGAATTTCTTGTCGGATTTAAAAACACATTCGGCGAGGAATACGAAGGAGAAGCTAGTTGTATGGAGTGGCTTCAATCAGAAAAGGAGCAGCCATCAACCTTAGGGGCATGGATTAAACCTATTGATAATTTTGTGAATCCGTTTGAAATAAAGGCAGGTGGAATAGATGAAAGATAGATATTTATTTAAGGCAATAGATACCAATTCTGTATGGCGTACAGGCTTACTTATAGCTTTAAAAGGCAATAGATGTGCAATTGAAGAAAGTGACGGAAGCAAATGGGCGTGTGACGCTAGAACTCTTTGCCAATGCACAGGCTTAAAAGACAAGAACGGCAAGCTGATTTGGGAGAATGACATTGTCAGAGATAAAGAAGGTAATTGTTATAAAGCCTTTTGGCAGAATAACTATTATCAGTTTTCTTGGATTTGTGTCAAATCAGACATATTTCAAATCGGTACAAAGTGGGATTTATACATTTGGAGAAGTTATGAAATTGAAGTTATCGGTAACACATTTGACAATCCAGAGCTGTTAGAAAGTGAGGAAAAGTAATGAATTATATTTTATTAATTTTATTATTTGTACTTGTTGAGTTAGGTATCTCTTTGATAGAAAGCTTTGTTATATCATGGATAGCTTGTATATTAGGTATTAACATAGCATTTAAGATAATTTTATTTGTGGTATTTATTGTAAATTTGTTTTTTTCTGTAAAAGGAAAGTAAGGAGGAAAAGAAATGAATCGTGTAATTTTATGCGGAAGAGTTGTTAGAGAACCGGAAATTAGATATTCGCAGACAGTAAACGGAAGTATGGCAGTTGCAAGATACACATTAGCTGTTGACAGAGCTTTTAAGAAAGAGGGCGAACAATCAACAGACTTTATTAACTGCATTGCATTTGGCAAGAACGGAGAGTTTGCAGAGAAATATTTGCACCAGGGAACTAAGATTATTGTTGAGGGCAGATGGCAGACAGGCAACTATACCAACAAGGACGGACAGAAAGTTTACACAAATGATTGTGTTGTTGAAAGGCACGAGTTCTGCGAAAGCCGTACTAATCAGCAGAGTGGCAATAATGGAATTATGGGCGGCAACAGCAGTAATGATAGCTTTATGGCTATTCCAGATGGGGTAGCGGATGAGGGATTGCCATTCAATTAGAATAAGGAATACAGCAATGAGTGATAATCATGTTTATTTAAGAAAGGAATAACGAATCCTCGGCAAACCGAGGTTGCTAAGCACAGGATTTGTAGCGTGGTGTTATGAAAAAAGATTATAAGGTGTGTTGGTTATCTGCAGGAGTTTCAAGCTTTATTGCAGGATATTTGAACGATACAGCCATATTCACAAATGAAGAAGGAAAGGAATACAGGAGAACTCTGATTGATGAATGGATATATATTGATATAAAGGACCAGCACCCTGATAGTATGCGATTTATAAGGGATTGTGAAAAAATAATAGGTAAGAAAGTAACGATTCTTAAATCTGACAGGTTTAATTGCGTCGAAGATGTGGTTAGGAAGTACAGATATGTAAATGGCACACATGGGGCGGCTTGTACAGGAATGTTGAAGAAAGCTGTCAGAAAGAAGTGGGAAAATGAACATCTTGACTATGATTTGATATATGTTTGGGGTATGGATAATTCAGAACAAAGACGAGCAGATGGACTTGTAAAGAACTTTCCAGAATTTAAGCATGAATTTCCTTTAATTGACTCACAATTATCTAAACAAGATTGCCATGCAATAGCTAATAGATTGGGCTTGAAAAGACCGGCTATGTATGACTTGGGATATTCTAATAATAATTGTATCGGTTGTGTTAAAGGTGGCATGGGTTACTGGAATAAAATCCGTAAAGACTTTCCCAAAGTATTTGAAAGCAGGGCAAAACTAGAAAGGGAAATAGGTCATAGCTGCTTAAACGGCGTGTTCTTAGATGAATTAGACCCAAACAGAGGAAAAATGGAAGATGAAATATCTACAGATTGTGGGATTATGTGTTATTTAAATTTAAGGGAGTGATTAAAGACGGATTACAAGAAATTAAGACAGGCAAAAGTCATAGAATCAGAAAATCGAAAGCGACTTCTAAAGATAAATCCAAAGCTGAATGACAGGAGTGGAATATACTTCTTGCTCCGAGAAGATGAAAACGGATTTAAGTACGCTTATATCGGACAGGCGGTACATACACTTAGCAGATTGGCAAGCCACCTTGTAGGTTATGAACAGCACATAGATTTGAGCCTACGCAAACATAAGCTATATTCAGAGGATAATCCGTATGGTTGGAGAGTAGAATTTCTGAATTTTCCCGAAAGTCAGCTTGACGAAAAGGAAAAGTATTACATCAAGCTGTATGCCGATAATGGTTATCAGCTTAGAAATGTTAGCATTGGTGGACAGGGTGGAAATCGTGATAGTGGCTCAATAGGCGAGAGAAAAGCACCTAAAGGCTATTTACAAGGCATACAACAGGGCAGAAAGAACCTTGCAAGGGAATTATCTAATATAGCAGAAAAGCACCTTAAAATCGAAATCAGAGCGGATAAGGCTAACAATAAGGTATCACAGAAGCAGTATGAGAAGTTTATGGATTTATTGAAAGTAGGTGAAAGCGAATGACGAGTGTAGAAGAATATTTATCTAAAGCGAATGATGAGTATAAAAAGGGCGAAGAATATAAAGAACTTGCCAATAAACACTTTAATAATTATGCAGAACTTATGGCAATATACAGAATAGAAAGCGTAAACAGAGTTCTTGACTTTATAAGAGATGAATATAGGGTAGGAAGAATTTGCGACCTTGAAGTATTATTATGCCATTGCCAAAACAAGCTGAATGGAAATATTGACAGAACAGAATTAGACCTTGATGAGCATTTCAGAGGTGTTCCTTTTAAGAAAGTGGGTGGCAATGATGAAGATTGAAACTATTGATATTGAAGTTCAGGATTATGTCAAGAAGCTCGTGAACGTAGTCACTAAGACAATGGTTGATTCATTTGAAAATCTCACTATCGAAGATGTAAATATGTTTAAGTTGGGCTACAACAAGGCTATTGATGACACTATAAAAGCTATCAAGGAAGAATATGCTTTTACAATCTTAGAGGAAGAAAAGATTGACGAAATAGTAGAACAGTTGAAAGGAGCAAAGTAGAATGAAGATTTTAAGTAAGAAGAAATACAATAAACTCATTGAAGATTTTGAGGAATCACAGAAAAAGGTCGAGGAACTCAAAAGGATAAATGAGAGTCTTGGGAAGAAGTTAGAGGATAAAAAGACAAGTTGCAAAATGAATAATGGAAAAGACTTCTGTTTTAATTGTGCAAACTCTTACAGATACAAGACATATTGGGGAGCAACAGAAATTGAGCGGTGCGGTTGCTTACTTGATGTTCCTTGCGAGAGTTTTGAAATGAAAAGAGTTGGAGAATGAAGATTGACGAAAGCACAATAAATCACAATGCCGTAAGGTTGATTGACGACATAGTAACTGACTTTGTGGATAACAATCTTGTCGAATGCGACAGCAACTACAAGGAAATTACTATTGGCTATATCAAGGGTATCTGTGATATGGCTACCGCTATGGAAGAAGTTTTAAAATCAAACTAAAAGTCAAAGAAAGGAATAGGTTGTGCGCACATAAAACCGAGGTTTCCTTTTAGTAGATTTATGACGCAGGACGGACAATTTGAATTAACCGACTTTTTGAGTAAGAAGATTGAGGGTAAATCCGTTATGGACTTGACAACTTGGATAAACAGTCAAGGCAAAGCACAGTATTCGCAGATTGGCGAAGTTATAGAGGAAGTTTACAATCGTGAAAAAGATAGTGGAGAACTTGTTGAAAGGCTTACAAATGCCGTATCAATATATGTTCTTAATCAATCTATGGGATATATGAATTATTTGCGAAAGGAAAGTGAGTAATGACAGACGAAACAAAGCAGGAAATACAAATAGTCCTTGACTTGCTAAAAGGTAGTCTTGTGAGGAATGGTGTGAGTATGGCAACGGATAGAGAGGGTAATTTGATGTTCTTTGATACAGCCACTTACAACAGAAGTAAAGGCAAGGAATTTGACGGATTCAGAATTAACATTAACGATTTAGTGAAGTAACAATGTGACAGAACTTGAAGAGGTAGACTATGAATAAAGGTTGGATAAAATTGCATAGGCAACTACTGGATTGTTGGATATGGCAAGCAAATGAACCATTTGACAAGCGTTCAGCTTGGGTTGATTTATTGCTTACCGCTAACCATTCAGATACAAAACTATTATTCAATGGAGAAATAATTACAATAACAAGGGGGCAGATTTTAACATCTGTCCGACAGTTATCAGCAAAATGGAATTGGAGTGTAAATAGAACATATCGTTTTTTAAAAATGCTAGAAAATGAAAATATGGTGCAAAAAGAAAGCAATGATAATAGAACACTTCTAACCATAGTAAATTATAGTGTTTTCCAGTTTTCAGAAAACAGTAACGGAAACACTAACGAACATGCCAACGGAAACACCGACAGAACACTTACGGAAGCACCAAAGGAAACAGTGACGGAACACATACAAGAATGTAAAGAATGTAATAATGATAAAGAATTAAAGAATGATAAGAGTACAGAAAAAGATATTACTAGTGTAATATCCAAAAAGAAAAGTTATTATCCAGATGATGAATTGCTTGATGAAGCATTTAACGAGTATCTGACAATGCGTAAGAGAATTAAGAAGCCTATATGCACCGACAAGGCATTGCATAGGGCTATGAATACCCTTGAAAAGCTGTCGGGTGGAGATAATGATTTGGCAGCTAAAATTCTTAATCAGTCAGTAGACCATTGCTGGCAAGGGCTATTCGAATTGAAAGAAGATAGTTCTAATAAGCAAGGCAAGAAAAATGTATTTGACGAATGGATGGAGGCGATGAAATGACGGAAGAAAAGGTTGGAGAACTTCTAATGACGATACAGGCTTATTACCCCAGCTACAATCCACCAGACAAGAAGATTACTCTTAATGCTTGGTATATAATGCTTGCTGAATACCCGGAAGAATTAGTTTTGCAGGCGTTAAGAGCTTGTATTGCAACTAATACTAGCGGATTTGCACCAAATGTAGGGCAGATAATGAGCAAGATACAGACTATATCACAGCCGCAGGAACTTGACGGAATGACAGCTTGGGGATTGGTTAGTAAGGCGTTAAGGAATGGCACATATGGAGCAGTTGAAGAATTTAACAAGCTGCCGCCGTTAGTCAGACAGGCGGTTGGCATTCCTGACAACCTTAAAAACTGGGCGACATCAGACTATCAGACGATAGAAACAGTTATACAATCAAATTTTCTAAGAACTTATGAAGTAATTGTTAAGCGTGAAACTGAAATTAGCAGAATGCCTGACAATATCAAATCACTTATCGAAAAGACGAATGTAAATTCGTATAAGGCTCAAATCGAGCAAAAATTCCAAAGAGATATAAATACACTTAATGACAAAAATAGCAACCTTATCGGTCAAAAAGAAGATTCAGAGGGCTATATCGAAGCACTGAAAGAGGTACAAGATAGAATTGACAGAATGAGAGGTTGATTTTAGTGGAAACAACGCCAATTAGTCCACAGAAAAAATTATATAATTACCGCCGAGAGAATGGATTGTGCCCTAAGTGTGGCAAGCCACTTGATAGAAAAGGCTTTTATTGTGAAGAATGTAGAGAAAAGCAAACAGCTTATAGTAGAGAAACTAGAGAATTTTGCAAACAGTTTAAAATTTGCCCGGAGTGTCGCAAAAATAAGCTAGCAGGTGATGAAAAGATATGCCCGGAATGCTTGGCTAACAAAGCTGTATATAGAGCTAATCACCCATTAAGCGATGATAAGCGTAGAAAAAATAACGAAGCAGTTAAACAGCACGCAAAAAAGTTATATGCCGAACGTAAAAAAGCCGGCATATGCGTTAGATGTGGCAAGGCTAAAGCTGTGCAGGGCAAGACAAAGTGTGCATTATGTCAAGAAAAGGATAATGCCATTCACAGAAAGAGGACTGAAAATAGGCAAAATATAAAAGAATATCGCAAAGAAAATCATTTGTGTTATCGCTGCGGAGAGCCTATTGACAGACCACAAGGGCAATTATGTCAGAAATGCTGGCAGACAGACTATGAAAGGGGCAAGAGCCTTAAGAATGACAATGGCAAGCATTTATGGCGGTATGATAATCAATTTTTAAGAAAGCGGTGAACAAATGGAAGAAGAGAAAGATGAAATTATGCAAAGAATACAAAAATTAGAGAACTCAATACATATCCACACTTTAATTCTGAAAGAAATGCAAAAAGTTTTAGAAGAAAATGTTCAAAACCAAGTTTTAGTACAAAAAATAATAAAGAAAATTGTCAAAATACTTGATAAATAAGGAGTATGTATGAGTAAGTCGGAACAGAAAAAGTTTAAGGAGCAAATGTTACGTGTTCAGATGAATAGAATTAGCAATGAACAGCAGAAGAAAAATTTTGAATCAGCATTAATATTAATTTTATGGGTACTACACGATAAGTTTGGTTTCGGACAGCAGAGATTAACAAAAGTACAAAAAGAGCTTAAGGTGCTAATAGATAACTACAATGACGGATTATTCACAGCGGAAGAACTTGTTAATCAGCTCTACGAAGAAACAGGAATAGAACATATTAAGTTTAAGTAAGGAGATTGGCTTATGAAGTTTTCAGAACTGACTAAGCCAGAACTTGATGAGATAATTAAAAATGCCAATTTTACAGAAGAAGAATTGAGAATATTCAAACTACTATCACAGGGCAGAAGCATTACAGAAATTGCTATGCGGCTGTCTGTGTGTGATAGGACAGTTAATCGCAAAATAATTAAAATCAAAAAGAAAATAAGTAAGTTGGAGGGACATAATGATTAAAATTACCCAGAATGGTGAGAGCGTAAAAATAGAAAATATAACACTTTCAGACAGCTTACTAAAGATAATCGCAGAGATAATTGACAATAAGTAAATATGTGCTAAAATGTGTCGCATAACGTGATAAATGCGGCACATTTTTTATAAAGGAGAAAATTATGGAATGTGTTGCTTATATGAGAGTATCTACTGAAAAACAGGCTGTTGAGGGCAACGGACTTGACAGTCAGAAGAGGGATATTGAGAACTATTGCAGAAAAAATGAGCTAGTAATAACAGACTGGTATATTGATGACGGATATACCGGAACTAATATGGACAGACCGGAGCTTCAAAGGCTTGTGAATGACTGCGGTCGAAAAAGAATAGGCTGTGTTGTAGCATTTAAACTTGACCGATTATCAAGAAATATGATTGACGGAATATATCTTATCGAAAAAGTATTTCAAAAGTATAATGTCATTTTTAAATGTGTTCACGATAGCGTGAATTATGATAGTCCGATGGAGCAGGCATACACACAGATGATGGCTGTATTTGCACAGCTTGATAAGAATACAATGATGTTACGTATGCGTGGCGGTATGCTAGAAAGAGTGAAACAAGGTTACTGGTTCGGTGGTGGCAACTTGCCTTATTGTTATTCCTACAGCAAGGAACAAGGCATATTAATACCTATTCCAGAACATGCGGAACAGGCGAGAAAAGGTCTTGAATTGTTCATATCCGGCTATTCAGATGCGAAAATTAAAGAAATTTGTGGCTTTAGATCAGAATTAGTTACTAGAAGTATCTTGACCAGCGTTGTTAATATTGGGATGATACCTTACAAAGGTAAAACATATCAAGGCAAACATGAAGCTGTTTTTGATAAAGATAGGTTTGAACTTGGATTAGAACTAAGAAAGACAAGGTGTTCGGCAAAAACTTACTGCATAACCGAACCTAATTTATTGACCGGATTATGTTATTGCGGTGTGTGTGGCTGTAAAATGCGTTATCAAAAATGGGGCAGTAAAAAGCATAAGATTTATTGCTGTTCAAGAAATAAATCACTTTCATATCTGCCTAATTATAATGCAAGCTGTAATAATTCGCTTGAATGGGCGGATGAGATAGAGAAACAAGTAGAAGAAGAAATCCTTAAAATATCGCTTGATTTATCATCATACAAGCCAAAGGAAAAGGCGACAAAACTTGAAATTATGCAATCACAGCTTGAAAAGGAACAGATTAAGCTAAAAAGATTATACAATTTGTATGCTGACGGAAATGATACAGTCTTAGAAATGATTAAAGAGCTCGAATCGCAGATTAAAGAAATGAAATCAAACATTGCTGCCGAAAGCAAAAACGCAATCAATACACAGAAAAAGGAGTTTGTTTACGAGAACATAAAAAAACTTGCCGACATTTGGGATAAGGTCGACAAGAAACAAAAAAACATGATACTTAAGACTATAATAGATAGGATTATTATAGTCAATGGAAATATTGAAATACAGTTAAAGAATTTTTAGCAGAAACTTAATGCCATTGGCATGGCATATAGGAAGTGCTAATGCCGTATTTATCACATTTTACAATTATATAATTTCAATGCTGTCGCTTATATGTCGTACACATGTCTATTATGTGTCGCTATAAGTGTCTTTTTTTATGTCAAAATTAAGTCAGAAAGAGAGGTAATGCGAATGTTTTCTGATGAAGTTAGAGAAAAAATCTTAAGCAAAGAAGAATTACAGAAACTTGATTTAGTGACATTATCTCTTGTTATCCACGCAATCGAGGAAGTTTTAGAGGAGGCAGACAATGAACAATCCTTATCAAGCAGTGCCTATGATGAATAATTCTTATATGCAATCTCAAAATCCATATATGGATAGAATGAACTTTTTGCAAAATTATCAGCAAAGCTTACAACAACAGCCTATGCAGATGAATCAACAACCTATACCACAGCAGATAGTAGGCATTAATGGAAGAATAGTACAGGCAGTTGAAAATATTAATGCCAATGAAGTGCCTATGGATGGAAGTATGGCTTTTTTCCCTAAGCAGGATATGTCGGAGATATACGTTAAGGGCTGGAATGCTGACGGAACAATTAGAACGATTGTATATAAGCCTTATACAGAACCAGGCGGAAGCAATGCTGGCAATCCGACAACCGACATAGAAAACGCTAAATTTACCCTATCAGACGAAAGCACAGAGCTGTTTATGAGTAAGTTTGATGAACTATCAGAGAAGATAGGGCAGTTAGAGAATAGATTTGACAAATCTTTAGGAGTGCAAAGAAAAACTTCAAAAACTCAAAGCAAGGGCGGTGATGAAGAATGAACCCAATTAACATTTTTCAGATGATGAGAGGCGGTCCTCAACAATTTATACAGCAGATAATGGGGAACAATCAGCTTATGAGTAATCCAATGATGAAGAATACAATGCAAATGGCACAGCAAGGCAATATGCAAGGCATTGAACAGATGGCTAGAAATTTATGTAAGGAAAAAGGGTTAAATGCAGATGATGTATTTAATCAGATAAAAAGCAGATTTAATAATTAATAGCATATTAGATGTCTTTGCAAATTACCTGGGTGACATCTTTATGAATAAATTAATGGAGGTAACTAATATGTTTAATTCAAATTGTGCCAGCGTGCCACTTGTAGCAAATATTGATGGCAACAGCAATAATGGTGGCTGGGCTGATGGCGGTTGGCTTTGGATAATCGTTGTATTTGCTTTACTCTTTGGATGGGGCAATGGCGGATTTGGCGGTTTTGGTGGCAACAATAGCGGCGGCTATGTTGCAACAGCTGCTACACAGGCTGATATTCAGAGAGGATTTGATAATTCAGCAGTTATCAGTAAGTTAGATGGTATTTCTAACGGACTTTGCGATGGATTCTACGCTATGAATAACAGTATGCTCACAGGCTTTAATGGCATAAATACAAACATTATGCAGACAGGCTACGGCATCCAGCAGGCTATTAACGCTGATACAGTCGCTAATATGCAGAATACAAATGCTTTACAGTCACAGCTTGCCAACTGCTGCTGCGAGACAAGAGAAGCTATACAGGGTGTAAACTACAATATGGCAACTAACACCTGCGCTTTGCAGAACACAATGAATAATAATACAAGAGATATTATTGACAGCCAGCAGGCAGGAACAAGGGCAATCCTTGATTTCTTAACAAATGACAAGATAGCTACATTACAGGCAGAGAATAATGATTTACGCAGAGCTGCTTCGCAGGATAGACAGAATGCACTTCTGACTACCACAATGGCAGCACAGACAAATCAGATTATTGACGCTGTAAGACCTACGCCAGTACCATCATTCCCGGCAAGCAACCTTTACGGATATGCTTATGGATGTGGTTGCAATACAGGTTGTGGCTGCTAAACAACTGAATAATCAAGTATCTTAATCGAAAGATTATGTCTGCTAAGCAGTATTACTTAAATTTAAAGGGCAGACTTGCATGGTTTGCCCTTATTTTTTAGAAAGAGAGGTAAAGACAATGGAAATTACAGGAATTGCATTACAAACAGTTGCTGCCGGAGAAGATGTTGCATTTACAGAAACACCGGTATGCGGTAGCAAATGTATAGTCCACAGACAGGGTAGTGGAATTATCAAGCTAAGAGGTATTACAAATCAGTGTAAAGCACGATTTTTAGTATCATATAGTGGCAACATTCAGATACCTACAGGCGGTACAGTAGAAGCTATTTCACTTGCCATTGCAGTAGACGGAGAGTCTTTACAGTCTACAAAGATGATAGTTACTCCGGCAGCAGTCGAGAATTTATTTAATGTATCGGCACAAGCATATGTTGATGTACCTTGCGGATGCTGCAGTACAGTAGCGGTGCAGAACACATCTACACAGGCTATACAGGTTCAGAACAGCAACTTAATTGCTGTCCGTGAAGCGTAAGGGGGTGTGAGTATGCACATTGAAAGAATCCACAAAATGATTGAATGTCTTACAGAGAAAGCCTTAGGCGAGCTTGATAAGGGCGTTGAGAATGTCAATACAGAGGAAATGGGCGAAGCTGTCGATATGATTAAGGACTTATGTGAAGCAGAGTACAAGGCTGTTATCGTTAAGTCTATGAAGAAAGCTGATGAAGAGGAAGAAGAATACAATAAGGAGCTGCTTAGAGCCTTAAAAGACGAATACGGCGAAGAGAGTGGCAGAAGATACTATGATGAATACAGATACAAAACTACTGGCAGATACGCCCCCAAAGGAAAGGGCACTTATGTAGGCAGAAGAGGATACGAAGAACCACCTTATTACCATATGTACCCGGAACGTGATATGGATAGGGAATATGGCAGAATGTACTATACAGAGCCTGCAAGTACGCATACCGCTGAAAGTGGCTATGACAGGGCAAAGAGAATGTACACAGAAACTAAAGAAATGCACAAAGCTAATACACCAGAGGACAAGGAACATAAGATGAAGTCACTTGACAGCTACACTAAAGAACTCGCAAGCGACATTACAGATATGGTTGCTGACATGACAGCAGAAGAGAAAAACTTACTTAGAACAAAGTTAAGCACTCTTGTATCTAAGATTTGATTTTAAAGGCTATGAGTAGCAATATTCATAGCCTGTTTTATTCAGAAAGGAGGCATACAGATGTTTTTTATAATCAATGATACAATCTGGCACATACAATATAAAAATTCAAATTCAAGCGAATTAAGGCGGTCAGACAACACAATTAGCTTTGGTGTAACTGACAGAAACACGCATACAATATATCTGTCAGACAAACTACAGGGATTTATGCAACGCAAAGTGCTGATACACGAAGTATGCCACGCTGTCTGTATGTCGTATGATATTTATTTACCGATTGAAACAGAAGAAATTTTATGTGATTTTGTGGCAACTTATGGAGATGAAGTATTTGAGATTGTTGATATGGTGCTTGGAGCAGTTAGGAGAGTGGGATGATGAGTATTGATGAGCTATTGGAAATAATTCAAAGGACTAATCCGACTATGACAAAAGAATTATTGATATATGAGCTTAGTCAATGCCGGTATGCAAGTAAAGCATTGATTTATACAGAAAGCTGCTGTATTGACAGCAATGCCTAAAAATGCTATTATTTAATAGATGTAAACAATAGATAATTATTATATCATTTTACCTTAATAGAACCATAGTGGAAAGTTGCATTGATACATTTTTTTGTATAGGTGCAACTTATTTTATTTTGGAGGTTTTGTTATGAGAGTTATTAGGTTAAAAATGTATCAAGAAATGGCTAGGTTTAATAATCCATCAGCTCCAAGAGGCGCAGATTGTTACCCCCTGCCACCATTTAGCACAGTTAACGGATTTATTCATTCAATGTGTCAATGGAAAAAGTATCATAAATTAGATTATTTTGTTACTGGCAAAGGTGTTTACAACACTAAAACACAGAAAGAATGGCACGGTGGTAAGCGTTTTAACAAAGTTAGCGATGAAATGCTTAATCGTTGGGATATTATAACAGATCATGCAGACGGAAGCCACGCCGGCTGGGTTAGTACAGTTAAATATCATCTAATGCTAGTTGATTTATATACAACTATATACATCAAAGCTGATGATAGTGACATAGATGATATATACCATGCGTTACTAAACCCACCAGTATATCCATCATTGGGTGAATATGGTGATTTATGCAAGATTGAAGCAGTAGATATTGTAGAACTTAAGGAGCTTGACAAACCCATATCAGCTCCATTAGATACACAATCTTATATTCCTGTTAATAAAGGCAATTTTGCAGGAACTATATATAGAATTAATAATAAATATGAAATTATCAAAGGTTTTAGGCGATTCCAGAAAGTTTCTTGTTACTTAGTAGATAAAGGACAGGAAGTTGTTAGCAATCTTTTTGATGATGATAAACCGATTATTTTTATAGATTAATTTAAACCCCACGGAATATAATGCAACTTTTTTGCTACCTCCGTGGGTCTTTCTTTTATATTCGCAATTTCGATTTTGGCAATTTTCAAAATTTGGTTCAAATTTCGTTCAAATTATACTTTAAAAATTGAAAAAATTTTCCACAAAAATATAATGTGAAAATTTTGATACCCCCGTCATATGTAATTTTGGAATCCAAAAATCGGTTACACAGAATTTCAATTTTTGCTCCCGATTTTGTTCAGATTTGCCCTGAAAAATTGATGAAAAACTTTAATAGATTAAAGTGCATTATATAAACTTGACCGGCTGTGGTTCGTGTTTATTTTGACTTTGTGGCTTTGTGATTTGCCCTGTACGGCGGTTTTATTGTGTCGGTGTAGACTTATAAGCCTACAAAGCAAAACAGCCTTAAAACGCTTTTAAATGTGTTGTACAAAATGGGTATAATATGCCCTTGAAAGTTGTAGAAGCTGTTGCTAAATCTGGAAGATATACCAGAACGCACGCTGCCCCAATTGGGTACACTTGTACACCTAAAAGGCGCAAAAGCCTTATACATAAGCATAGCATTATTATATTAATTTTTCAAGGTACGCAAAGAAAAGCATATAAATACGCTAATGCATCCGCAGGAATCGAACCCACGCAAAGCCCCAAGAAACGCCAAAAAGGGCGCAGAATATACGCCCTTGATTAAGTTATTAATTATTAAATTCATAAAATAGACCGCTTTTATTATAACAAGTTGTAAGCCTTTTTAAGCCATAAAAAATATCATAGTTACAATCAAAAACAGCCTGCGAACTTGTGTATATAATTACGCTCCGCCCATTATCCCAAAAAGAAAAATCCGCTATTTTTTCGAGCTCCAAAATTTCAGCTGCCTTTGTTCCATAAATGAATGTAAATTTTTCTAAATTTCCGCGGATTTCTCCGGCTGTTAAAGTGTCTAATTTTTCATATATTGTCATATCGCAGACCTCCATATTTTCAAAATTTCCCGGTATCCGGGTAAAAGCAAGCCGGAGGAATCGAACCCCCGGAAGCGTGCCAACCTTGCTAATTATTTGCTTGCTAAAATTTCCCTTGCTAATAAATCCCAGTAGAGACCATCACCGCGTTTATCAAGCCATTTTTCGGCTTCCTCTGTGCTTTCGTCTAACCATTCAGCCATAAGCTGGATAATATCGTAATAGCTATAATCAACGCCAACGCCTAAACCTCTAAGCCATTCTATACAAGCGTTACGCTCTCCAAGTCTTGCAACTGCCCATCCGTACTCATTTGCGAACTTATCCTTGATGTCCTTAATTGTGTTAAGCTCTTCACCCTGTGCAACTTCTGTTAAATAGTTTCTAACCGCTGCCTTAACTTCCTCGCTGTTTGTTCTTCTCATTTTCTTTTACCTGTGCTATAATATAGCTACCTTTCTTTTTTGATTGGTGGCGGTTGTTTGTCTTGGTAGGATTGCAACCGCCTTTTTTATTTGCAAGATTATAATATCACTTTAAAAAGAAATATGCAAGTATTTTTATAACTTTTTTAAGAAATATTTTTATTGACTTTTAGAACCTACTATATTATTATAAGAAATGAATAAAACAATATAGAAAGGAGCTATTACAATGCTTAAATATCGCTTTAATGTCGGCGACGCTCTAGAGCGTGCCGGATTTAACACATACAAAGCTAAAACAAGCGGATTATTGAGCCAAGACACATTAAAGAAGATAAAGAACGAAGATACGAATATAAACGCTAAAAGTATAAACAATCTTTGCTTGATTCTGGATATGCAGCCGAAAGACCTCTTTATATATGAAGAGACAGAGGAAGAAAGAGAACTAAAAAAGAAATTATAAAATATTTTTAAATATCACTTGTAAAAGTTATAAAAATGTGATATTATAATTGTACAAATTAAGAAAGGACAGCCGCAAGGCTGAAAGGTGGAAAGGATGAAAACAATAAGCATTGACAAGCTCGAGAAAATGAGCTACGAAGATGGAAAAGCACTTTTATTAAGTGCTGGGTATGTAGCACAGGGGAGCGACGAAAGCCCTTGTTACAGTACAGAAGCCGAAAAGATAATAGATGAGCATTTTTATCTTTTTGATAAAGATGATGAACAGGTTGATTTGATTAATTATACAATTTTGTGTAATTTAAGCGGAGAGCTTAACGATGAACAGGAAATCGAAATAATAAGAGCATACTGGGAAAGAATAGAAGAATAAGAAAGGTTAAAAGGTGGACGACATGAAATTAGTAAATGATTTTGACAAAGAGGTTGAATTTGAGAGTTTAGAAGAAGCTAAGAAGTATTATTATCCAGAAACGGAGATGACAGAAGAAGATTATACCGGCGACAACTTCACCGAATACCTTAAGAAATGGGAAGAGTACAAGAAAGGTATTAAGGAAGTCAAGAGCCTCCAGGAGCTGGCGGATGTGTTAAACAAATATTCTGATGAATTTCAGAACGGCAGCAAATGGGAGATAATCGAACAAAAATTTGATTATTTTAACGGTAACGATTGGAAAAAGGTATCTGAAAGTTGGCTTGATGGTGTTAATCTGGACGGTTTGAAAGAAGTATTTGAGGATGTTAATAATCACATTAAATGTGTGTACAAAGATGGCAAAGAAGTATATTACGAAAATATACACGGCACTTGGGGATTTCCCACAGTATTCAGATAAATAGAATACAAAGCAAATAAAAAAGAGGGCTTTAAGTCCTCTTTTTTCTACGCCGTGCGTTACTATTTAAGAAATGCAAAAAAACATATTTCAATACATCCAATGTTGTTGTTTAAAAATACAAAATAGCATATTTCAATACATTTTTTGTTACTGTTTATGCTTAACATAATAAACAGATTTTTACATTATGTCAAGTCAAAAAATAAAATTGACTTTATAATATATTTATGCTATATTATTTTAATAATTAAATATATAAGATTTACGCCCGATAATTATATAATAGTTATCGGGTTATTTTTATGTTATTAGTATATATTATAATAAGCTGGATAAGTTTCAGCAGAAAGGGGAATGCATGGAGAAAGTAAAGGAAACGCCAGACACGCCCGAAGTATTTCAGAATGACATAGAGCTGTATTTATCACAGTTCTGTGAAGACCACAACATTGAAGATATGACCAAAGAACCACAGAGCAGATGGAACGCCGCTCTGATGTATATAAATAAATATGTTTTTAGTGATAAAAGTATATTAAAATTAAATAAGAATATTAATAAAAATAATACTAATTGTATTATGGATAGTAATTTTTATATGTATGATTATGATAAATTAGAGTATATATTATATATATATTATTATTTATGTGCTGTATATGATAAAGAATGTAGTATAATGGGATATAGTTTATTAACTGGTATTAATTACGATACATTAATGGATTGGGGAGCAAATGAAAGGAAACTAAGTACAAAAGGCTTCGATATCGTGCAAAAACTGCGCATTTTTCGTGAAGAAAGTTTGTCGAATAAGCTCGCAACCGGCAACAAAAACCCTGTTGGCATCCTTGCAATACTTAACCGACACTTTGTATGGAATCTTCCCGGTGTTAGCAGAGAAAGCACCGCGAAAGTCATTAAGACCGCATCAGATCTGCCACAATTGAGCCAAAACAATACACAATTAACAGATAAGCAGCATATAAACACTATAAACAATTCAGACACAATTTAAACATCTTGTAAACCGCTTAAATACTGGGTTTATGAGCGATAAGTGTTTATATAACGCTGATAAATTAAGGTTTATCGGCGTTATGGTACAGATATAGTGTGAATTGTGTTAATTGTTTGAGAATATGGCATAGAATAGACACAATTACACAGATAAGGGCGGAGGGGGTTAAACAAACATATGTTCGACTGCTTGCTAAGTCGCTCAAATATTCTCAAAAATAAAAAGGCTTATTATATTTATATATACACATTTATTTATATATATATATTTATATACCCAATAATTAATAACTTATTAACCCATATACAATAATTAATATATTTATTAATATAGCCTTAATAAAACCTATATAATTTAGTCAATAATTACTGTACAAATCCTATAGATAGGTGTATAATAAACACAGTTAATTTAATTCTAAAGATTTTGCAAACACACATCAGATACCGATTACTCAATCGGGCTATTTCCAAAAATTTTTAAAATATAAAAAGGGGTTAGAAATGCAGGGCAATGAATACCAAAAATTGGCTATGCGTACTAACGATAAAATGGCTTATCATAGATTAAATACTGAATTAACTGGTAAGTTTCCACTTAGTCCTCTAACAGAAAACAATACTAAGTGTAGCAACATAAATGACATAGCAGGACTTCTTAATGGTGTCTTAGGTTTAACTGGCGAAGCTGGCGAAGTATCAGACCTTGTTAAAAAGGGCATATTCCACGAAAAAGGCATAGACCTAGAACACCTCAAGAAAGAGTGCGGTGATGTAATGTGGTACATTGCTATGATTTGCGAAGCTTGCGGATTCAGTCTTGATGATGTAATGCAGACAAACATAGATAAGCTTATAGCACGTTATCCGAATGGCTTTGATTCTTACAGAGCTAATCATAGACAGGCAGGTGATGTCTAATGCTTAAGCCAGAGGAAGATTGCTGTAATTGCTTATATAAATTTAAAATGTGGTTTGAAACGCCTTGCAAAAATTGCAATGGTAATCCAGACACACATCCTAACGGCACAGATAACTTTGTAGAACAGATTAATAGTACAAATGATATTGCAGCACTCTTTGAAGATAAAGAGTAGCTTAATTGCCCCTTAGCCAAGCGGTCAAGGCATAAGATTTTGATTCTTACATCATCAGTTCGATTCTGATAGGGGTAGTTCGCAAGTACTTAATCGTTACTTGCATCTTTGAACTTACTGGTTTGGTGGAATTACCATGACATTAAGTTCTCCTTTCACCTCATAGCAAGAGCTGTTAAGGACTGTCAGAAAGTCCGTGAGGTTTTGCTGCGCGCTTAATTAGCTTAATGCAGCATTAGCAGTTACAGTAGTAATAGCGAGCGAAAGCACTATCTTAGAACATTATCAAGTCCTACTGCACGGGCTTATCTGTATTGCATCCAGCTTTTGCCAAGACCTATTATGTGAGTTCGTACCTCACACTGCTATTTAAAACTGGCACTTTGCGACATATATCCCCAATCGTAACAATAAACTTAGCTTGATTGTTAAAACTTACAATAATCTCCGAAAGATCTTATTACATTTCCCAACAAAGTGTCAGTTTTTTTATTTTGCAGATATGGTGTAATGGTATCACAAGAGATTGCTAATCTCTCTAACGAGTAAAATCGTTATGCAGGTCCGATTCCTGCTATCTGCGCTAGTCGGTGTGTACTGACTATTGATGTGTGACGGAATGGGTAAACGTTATTGCCGTAAGATAATTCGTTGAAACCGGCAACTTAGATGACGAGAGTCGCGACAATCATGTGTGGTTCAAATCCACACCACATCAAGCGGTCGGGTCATTCCCGAATAAGCAGGCGTTGCAGTAGTCCCTGCTGAAATAATTAAAATGCTTGTGTGGCTAGTTTTAACTCGAATATGAAAAGAGTTGGAGCTGGTCACATAAGAAACTGTACAACGGATAGTAGTTCAGTTGGGAGCAGCGCTTGATTCATTCAAGTAGTCACAGGTTCAAGTCCTGTCTATCCGATTACAACAAACTAGCTTGACGAAGCGAAAAGCACTTCCGCTGTGCCTGTTTGTTGTTTTTATCAATTAAGCGGAGTATGTATCACAGGCATACATAAATAATATCAAGCGGAGGTATTGGAGATGAATTTTAAAGAATTATTTATTGACAAATCAAAGACACTTATTGTAAACACCGATTTAGCACTTGTTTTAGGAGATTTAAACGAAGCAATAGTGTTAAATCAATTAAATTATTGGCTAGAAATTAATAAAAAAGCTGAAAAGAACCTTATTGATGGTAAATATTGGGTTTACAACTCATACAGTGATTGGAGAATTAATAATTTTCCATATTGGAGTGAAAAAACGATACAGAGAACATTCACAAGGCTTGAAAATAAAGGTGTCGTTTTATCTGCCAATTACAACAAATTAGCTATTGATAAAACAAAGTGGTACACAATAGATACTAAAAAATTACAAGAACTTGTGGATGAATTTAATTCTGATGAGGACAAAATGACAAATCGACAAGACAAAGTGACAGACCGACAGGACAAAATGACCTGTCGAGAAGGACAAAACGACAGACCATTACCAGAGATTACTACAGAGAATATAAACAGAGATTATAATTCAGAAATTACTAATAAGGATAATACATCAATTAACATTGATGGAGAGGTATATACATCGTTTTCAGAGAAACCGACGGCAAGAGCTGTCACAAGAGATGAAATGTTGCTTAAAGAAAAAGATATGATTGATAGGTTCAATAACATCTGTGACAACGATATAGATAATTCAGCTATATGTGATTGCGTTAAGGATGGATTTAAGATGTATATGCAGTTATATGAAATCTATTTCCATAAAGTACACCCAATACTTACAGATAAGACGTTAAAGAATGTATGTTCAGTCCTATCAACTATCACAGATACAGAACACGGACATTTCGACGCTGACGCTATATATGAAACAGACGATAAGGGCATTACAGTTTTACAGAGAATGATTAACGACCATTTCATCAGAGAACATAGAGAAAGCACCAACTACTCAATAACACATTTTGCCAATGCTGAATATCTTAGCAAGCTGGCAAATAGATTTATAGAGATGTAAAGGAACAATGTTTATGAAATTAATATTAGGCATAGTGTTACTGATATGGGTTTATTACAACATCAAATACATTGAAAGAGAAGATATATCTATTGCAACAGCTGTTAAAGAGGGAATGTCAATAATAATATATTTACTGACAGGTATATTGGCAATTATGATACAGAAAATGATGTAAAACAGACAAGGAGTGATTATTATGGCGGCAGGCGTACACCCACTAAACAAAGATAAGTTTTATGAAGCAATTAACCTGTACATATCGGGGCAGGCTTCACAGGTAAAGGCGGCAAAAGTAGCAGGTTGTAGCGTACCGACATTTAAGAAATACGCTAACAAGATATATGGCGGCGAGGAATTACCGGATAATTTATGGGGGAAGAAGTGATATGTGTAAGTTTTGCGAAAACATTTATACATCAGATTACAAAAACCCTGATTACAAAGATTATATATACAAGAGAGAAGATGGCGTATTTATTCACTTTACAACAGGCGATAGTTTTATGGATTTTGATTATAAAATCAATTATTGCCCTATCTGCGGTAGAAAGTTGGTGGAAGAATGAATGAAACTATTTTATATATTTCTAAATCAGAACAGGATATACGAAGCTTTCTGAAATATCTTCAATCAAAGCTAAAAGCAGAACAAAAGGAATGTACCCTAGATGAAAAACACAATATTTTAAAAGTCCCAAAATATTACGATATTGTCGGGAAGAGTATTCATGGAAATATGCTTGGTGTAGGCTACGGATATTGCAAATATTATTGCTTTTCAGAAGCGTATGATAGAAATAAATACAGCAACACAGAAAATGAAAAGCTTAAAGAAATTCTTATACATACAAGAGAGGGTGCGGAGAGAATATCGGGGCTTGATATTTTATGTATGCTAGGGTTAGTTTGAAAGTTGGTGGAAGAATGAAATTTTATTTAAAACTGATATTAAAAATACTGATTGCGACTTAACTACTTGCCGATACAACAAAGACAATAAATGCACAAATGATGAAAAGAGAGCAGAATGTGTTGAGGTATCTGGAAAAGTAATGGGTATTGATGTTTCTGTTGATGCGGTTAATGAGTACGCAAAATCAATTTTAGGAAGATACCCTAAAGACAATATGGAGTTTTCAAGAGCTTTAGCAATGAAAATCTTAGAGGAAACAAAATCATTAGCAAATGGTGTGAGAAAGGAATGAGGTTATGAAAATAATTAAACAAGGCAATTTAAACATAGCCAGAAAACCACTAAGGTTTGAATGTAAAAATTGTGGAACGATTTTTGAAGCAATCAAACAAGAATATATATACTGTGGCGACCAACGAGAGGGCGATAACTGGAAGTGCGAATGTCCTTTGTGCCACGGAGCGGTATATTACAACTAAAACGATATTACCGGCTACAGATTGATTGTAGTCGCTACCCTAAAACAATTATAGGCAGAGGTCTATAAGGCACTTCTGCTAAAAGGCGGAGGTGCTTTTCTTTATGGCTAGTCAGAGCCTTATTTCTACAGTTAATGGATATGAAAATTACATAAAGAAAAATGGAATTGATGAACAGGTAATCAACGCTTATACAGATGCTTGTAATGTAGCTGTAAATGGCGAAAAAGATATAGAGTATGGGTTACAGCTTGCCAAAAGAACAAAAGAGCTTATAGAAAATTTCTGTTTGGCTAGAACAGGCGGCACAATATGGAGTTTGGAAAAATATGCTTTTGCAAATAAAGTAGAGTATGAATTGATTAATTGGTTTTACGATATTTTGCTGATTGAAGCACAGAACAAAGTAGTTGACAGCTTTTTTAGGTATATCGAAAAGAACAGGGAACCTAGAGAACGATTTTATATGCCAAGAAGGCAGCAGTTAATGAAAATAGGCTTAATAGATGCGTTGCAAGGCATGATTGATGATAAATACGATATACTGTGTATATCTATGCCGCCTGGAACTGGAAAGACGAGCATTGAAAAGTTTTTTCATGCTGGAGTAATAGGTTGGTACCCGGAATGTTTTAATCTGTTTTATTCCCACAGTGGCGATATCACAAGAATGTATTATGATGGAGTATACGATATCGTAACGAATGCTGATGAGTACACATGGAATGAGATTTTTCCGAAACTTCGTGTCACAAGCACAAATGCAAAACTTGAACAGTTTAATGTGGGAAAATACAAAGCATTTCAATCTGTTCAATGCACTTCTGTAGGAAGTAAAAATGCCGGTAAAGTTCGTGCAAACAAATTCCTTTTAGTAGATGATATGATTGGTGGAATTGAGGAAGCACTTAATCCGGCTTATCTTGACAAACTATGGGACAAATATGCTGTAGATGCTAGACAGAGAAAAATACCGGATAATAACGGTATTCCATGTAAAGAAATACATATTGCTACCAGATGGAGTGTTAGAGACGTTATTGGTAGAATTATACAAGCATATGACGGAAACAAAAGAGTTAAAGTTGTATCGGTTCCGGATGTAGACCCGGTAACAGGAAAAAGCAATTTTAATTATGAATTTGGCGGATATACTGAAAAAGACTTTGCCGACATTCAGTTGCTTATGGATGAAATCTCATATCGTTGTCTTTACAAGCAAGACCCAATAGAGCGTGAGGGATTACTATTTCCAGATGATAAAATCCGAAGATATCTCAATTTGCCACACGGAGAGCCGGAGATTATCACAGCTCAATGCGATACAAAGGGCAAAGGTACGGATTATTTTGTACTGCCTGTATTGCAAAAATACGGAGAAGATTATTACTGCGTTGATTGCGTATGCGACAACACAGCGGATTATGAAGAACAATACAGAAATGCTGCAGGTGTACTTGTAAATAACAAAGTGCAAGAATGCGAATTTGAGCGTAACGCCGGTGGAGATAGGGTTGCAATGGAAGTTAATAAGCGTGTGGAGAGTGCAGGTTGGATATGTAATATTACAGATACGCCTACAGAAACAAACAAAGAGGCAAGGATTTTTCAATGCTCTAACTGGATTTTGCAACACATTATTTTTAAAGACTCATCGCTTTACAAACCTAATGAACAATACGGAATAATGATGTCGTTGCTAAAACAGTATTCAGTATCTGGAAAAAAACAGTTGGATGACGTTCCAGATGTATTTTCAAATTTTGCATTGAGAATGACACAGGGTAATAGAGTAGCAAAGGTTGAAGCTGCTATAAATCCATTTAGGAGGTATTAATCTATTATGACAACTAAGGACTACCTGAATCAGATAAGTTATTACAACAAGATAATTGATAATAAATTGATAGAAATAACACAGTATAAAGAATTATCATACAGCATATCAGCGGTTGTTAATGAAGAAAGAGTTATGTCATCATCAGATCCAGACAAAACAGGTTGCGGATATGTCAGACTTGAACAAATGGAAGAAAACCTTGATAAGCTTATAGATAAATACATTGATGTAAAGAACAAAATAATAGAGCAGATAGAGCAGATAAACAACGAAGATTATTACACAGTATTGTTTCTAAGATATGTCAGAAAGTTTACATTTGAAAAAATTGCAAATGAAACAGACTGGTGTTGGCGACAGGTACACAGGATACATGCTAAAGCCCTGCAAGCCTTTGAAGATAAATATGGAAATGAATATTTACAAAAGATGTCATAGAATGTCATATTGCACTAATGATATACTGTATTTGTAAGAAGTTACAAAGATGTTTTTCATAAACAAAACATTCCTTATCGAAAGCACCGTTACTTAATTGTGATGGTGCTTTTTGTTATGCAACGAGGTAAAAATATGAATTTTTATATGAATAAAGATAAATCAATCATGTGTCCGAACTGCCATAAGTTTTTAACTAAGGCAGATAAGAAAGACCCACGAACACATAAGTTAGCGTGCAAGCATTGCCGTAAATGGATATGGTATGTGCCTAACGATGATGATAATTTTCAGATTAAGGAAATACCGAACAGTAGAAGCTCAAGCGGTATGACATTTTATTAGGAGCAAGATATGAACACAATGTATTTTCAAGACCTTGTCAGAGGTTGTTATGGTAGAAAAATTGCATATACAAATGTAGATACAATAACTGCTAACAATGTTGTTAAGGTTATTGGAAGTACTATAGGTGTATTTAATTGGAATAAGCCAGTTATTAAGTATCTGTGGCATTACTACAAGGGCGACCAACCGATATTGTATAGACATAAGCTGACTAATGAAGATATTACAAACAAGATTGTTGAGAATCACGCATATGAGATTGTTCAGTTTAAGGTAGGACAGACGTATGGCGAGCCAATTCAGTTTATTAGCCGCAAAGATGATGAAACTATCAATAAAGCTGTTGATACACTTAATGATTTTATGGCGGATGCCAATAAGCAAGAAAAAGACATTAAAGCTGGAGAATGGCAATCGGCAACAGGAACATCCTTTAAGGCGGTTCAACCTAAAAATGGTGATGTGCCATTTAGAATTGTAGCACCTACACCAATGAATACTTACGTTGTTTACAATGAAAGCACAGAAGAACCTATGCTTGTTGTGCAAGAGCTTAAAGACGAGGACGGAAACTGGTATAAAATGGCATTTTCCGACACTATGTCTTTTAGAATTGTTGACAGCAAAGTAGTTGAAATGAAACTGCATACATATGGTGAAATTCCTATTGTTGAATTTCCTAATAACCATGAAAGAATATCTGATATTGAACTTGTTATCGGTATGTTGGACGCAATTAATAATATGCAGTCCAACAGAATGGATGGCATACAGCAGTTTGTTGAGTATTGGGTTAAGTTTGTTAATTGCGAAATTGACGAAGAAAACTTTAAGAAAATGAAAGAAAATCACGCATTGGTTGTTAAGTCAATGAATAAAGATAACAAGTCTGACGTCGATATTATGACACAGGAACTTAATCAGACCCAATGTCAAGTTGCTAAAGATGATTTGTGGGATAATACATTATCTATATTAGCTATACCAAACAAACAGGGCAACACAGGCGGAGATACTCAAGGGGCGGTTGAGTTAAGAAACGGATGGGATTTCTCTAAGACAAGAGCAAAACTGAAAGACCCTATCGTTAAATCGTGTGAAAAGCGATTAGCAGTAGCAGTTCTTAATATATTAAGGCTTGCTGGAAATGACTTAAAACTGTCGGTTAGAGATTTTGACATACAAATAAATCACAGTCCACAGGATAATATGTACACTAAAGCACAGACACTTACAGTGTTGCTTCAAAGTGGCATACATCCACTTATAGCAATTAAGACAGTTGGTTTATGGGGAGATGCAGAAAAGACATTCCTTTTATCAAAACCATATCTTGATAATATATACAAGACTATTGATGATGTGGAAGCACAAGAAAAGAAAGCACAAAAGATAGTTAATCAACTTAATAATAATCAGCAAAATAAGGCAGTTATCGAATAATCGGTAGCTGCTTTTATTTTATACATTTTGCAGCTATGCGGTAAATAGCAGAAGAACACAGCAGGAGCGACCTGCGGTAACAAAAGCGTGTGTTTAACGGAGGTAATTATGACAAGAGAAGATGTATTAAAACTTTTTCCAGAAGCAACAGATGAACAGATTACGAATTTACTTAATCAGAACAATTCAGAAGTTGCTACCGAGAAAAACAAGGCAAAGCAGTACAAGGCCAAGGCTGACACAGCAGATGACTTACAGAAGCAGCTTGATGAAATACAGGCCGGCAATCTGACAGAGCTTGAAAAGGCAAATAAAGCCCTAGATACAGCTAATCAGCAGATAGCCGATTTACAGAAATCTAACGCTATCAGAGACCAGAGGGAAGCAGCTATGACTAATTTTAAGATTACTGCTGAACAGGCAAAGACAGTTGTTAAAGATGATGGAAGCCTTGATTACACCGAACTTGGCAAGATTATGTCCGAAAAAGAAACCGCTGCGGCACAGGCTAAGGAACAGGAGATTGCTAAACATCAGGATATTCCGGGCGGTGGCAGTAATAAAGGCGGTGCAGACAATAAGACAAATGCTGAAAAGATAGCAGAAAGCCTTATATCTAATGCGCCTAAGAACAATGACGTTTTATCACATTACATTCAGTAATAACAGGAGGTAAGAAATGGCAAAGGAAATGAATATGCAGTATGAAAAGACTTCATACGCAGAGGATGTTCAGATTTTAAAGAGAGAGCCTAATGAAGCAATCCCATTAACACTTGATTTTGATGGCGTGACAACTAAAAACGCACAGGGCAAGAGAATTGTCAAGGCAGGTACACCAATCGGAGCAAATGGCAAGGCTGACAATACAGCTACAGTAGTGGGTATTTTAAGGTTTGATGTAACAGAGGATAGACCACAGGGGGTACTACTTAAGAAAGCATACCTTAATACAAAGGTGGCAGAAGCACACTCAGGCGTTACATATGACGCAACAGTTAAGACAGCTCTTCCAATGATTGTATTTGAATAATAACAGGAGGTAAACAGATGTTAATTAATGAAGTATTAGACAGTAAGTCTATTGCATTATCAGCAACAAAAAACGCTAGTAACCAGATACCTTATCTCGGCTTACAGTGGTTTCCAGAAAGAAAGAAGCAGGGGCTTGATTTAAGCTGGATTAAGACGCACAAAGGACTTCCAGTATCACTTGCACCATCTAACTTTGACACAATCCCAACACTTAGAGCCAGAGAGGGATTAAGCAAAGAAAAAACACAGATGGCATTTTTCCGTGAGGGAATGACAGTTGGAGAAGAAGAAATGCTTGAAATCGAGCGTATTCAGTCCGCTGACGACCCATACCTTGCGAGTGCTTTGGCAAGCGTATATGACGATACTAACAACCTTGTAAGTGGTGCAGAAGTTGTACCGGAGCGTATGAGAATGTCGCTTCTTTCTACAAATGCAGGTCATCCGGTAATTGCTATCGTGAGTGATGGCGTTCAGTATGCCTACGATTATGACAAGGATGGCTCATACGCAAAAGACCATTACGCAAAGTTAACCGGCACAAGTATGTGGAGTGATACAGCTAATTCAAAGCCACTTACAGACCTTAACAATGCAAGAAAGAAGTTACAGAAGCAGGGCAAGATTGCTAGATATGTACTTATGAACAGCAATACATTCCAGTATCTGCTTGATAATGCACAGATAAGAAATTCGATTCTCGCACAGAACCTTACAGCAACCATTGAGGTTGATGATGATACTGTTATTTCAGTAGTGCAGAAGAGAACAAAGCTCACTATCGTACTTTACGACAAGATGTACATTGATGATGATGGCAAGGAGCAGTACTTCTACCCAGATAACAAGGTTACACTTCTCCCAGATGGCAATCTTGGTAGTACTTGGTTCGGCACTACACCAGAAGAAAGAACAGCAAGACAGTTACCTAATGTCGATGTTACAACATACGGTGTAGGTATTACGGTTGCTACAAAGACAGAGTATGGACCACCTATGAAGATGTCAACATTTGCTTCAGAAGTTGTACTTCCATCATATGAGAATATGGATAGCACATTCGTATATGAGGTTCATGGCGAAGAATAGGGGGTGCAACTATGAAATATCCATATATAGTAGTTCACAATGGTAAATGGTATAACACAGGTGAAGAAGTTCCAGAAAATAACAATTCTGGAGCTTCTTTTGATTATAGCAAAACAACCATAAATCGTATGTCTACATCTGATTTACAGGCGTTTGCCGCAGAACAGGGTATAGACAATGCAGAAGAACTCACAGGAGCAGAATTAAAGAAGCTGTTAATTGAGAAATTAGGATTATAGGAGACAGTTATGGAATACACCACATTAGAGCAGGTCAAAATCAGACTTAAACAATTTCATATTGATACAGTCACAAATGATGACGAAACTACATCTGATGTGGTAGTGTTCGATAACAAAGAAGATAACCCGATAATCGAACAGCTCATTAAGCAAGCTACAGAAGATGTAAAGGCAAGAAGAAATTACCCCGACAGCTACACAGATGAAATGATAACCGAAGATTTGAAAAAATTTGAAAACGTTATCGTTAATCTGGCAGTCTATGACCATTCACAGGCAGGCGAAGCATTTATGTCAAGCTACAATGAAAATGGCGTCAACAGAACTTGGAGAGACAGAGATAGCTTATTTGTTGGGGTATTTCCATTTGCTAAAGTGTTATAGAAGATTGTGCGTTAGCATTTTGCTGATGTCAGCAATATGTTAGCAGGCGGCACACATTAAGGGTGGTGGGCGATGTGTCATTAATTAATTATGAAAGGCGGTATATCAATGCCAATAGCAGTAATTATAAGCATTATTTCAGTTGCTTTTTCCGTCTTTTTCGGACTGTTTACCTTAGGACTTAATCTTAAGAACAACAAAAAGTCTGACAATGCAGAACTTACGGAGCGCGTAAAGGAAAATACACGCATAAATATGAAGCTTGACACAATATCAAGCAACACAACAGAGATAAAGAATGAAGTTACAGAAATGAGAAAAGAACTTAATTCTCACGATAACAGGATTATTAAGGTTGAGGAAAGCGTAAAGTCGGCACACCACCGAATAGACGGATTGGAAGCACGGCTTAATGAAGATAAGGAGGTATAACAGAATGGATATAACATCAGTATCAACAGTAGTTGCAATCGTTGTAATAACATATCTGATAGGTTTAGGAGCTAAGGCAATTCCGCACATTAAGGACAATTACATTCCTATAATCGTAGGCGTTGCAGGTGGTATCTTAGGCGTTATCGGTATGTATGTAATCCCAGATTATCCAGCTAATGACATTCTTAATGCAATCGCAGTAGGAATTGTGTCCGGATTATCAAGTACAGGCGTTAATCAGATTTATAAGCAGGTAAAGAACAATGCTTGACATTAATAAGCAGGCTATGAAGTATTCACTTCAAGGGCAGACAGTAACTATTTATGAAAGAGACGATGACAGCAATATCCTTTATGAGGGATATACCGACACAGAGGGCAACTTCATTCCTTATCTTGATGATGAGGGAAATAAGATACCCAAAGTCCTTGAAGAGAAAACAGGTTTTTCAGAACCGGTTAATTTTAAAGCTAACATATCATTTAGTGGTGGAGAAGCACAGAGCAAAGAATACGGCTTTGATACCGCTGATTTTGACGCTATTTTACTGACAGATAGGAATATGTTGCCTGTTCAAAAAGGCGACCTTATCTGGCTCGATAGCAAGCCTACATACACAAATGATAGCCTTGTTGATGAAACATCAGCGGACTTCACGATTGTAGGTACGAAACCAGCATTGTGCTCAACTAAGTATATGCTTAAAGCGGTTGTAAAGTAGGTGATTTATGGCTAAACATACAATTAATGTATCTTTATCGGAAAGCTCAATACAAGGGGCAATAAGACAGCTACAACAATATAAGCAAACATTACAGTATAAATGTGAATTGCTTGTTGAACGATTAGCAGAATTAGGCGACAAAGCGGCAATTATGAGCGTTAATGAAAGTCCATTAGGTAGGACAGTAACATTGAGAGTTGACAGAAAGCCTATTCAAGATGGCTACCAAGCTATCTTAATTGCTACTGGCAAAACTATTGAGGTAGAAGATAGAGAGCCATTTTACACGCTTTTAGCAATTGAATTTGGCGCAGGTATTTACTACAACAGCGGTAACGAAAACCCAAAGGCTAATGATTTCAGCTTGGGCGTAGGAACATACCCAGGGCAAATACACGCATTTGAAGATGGTTGGTACTACTTAGGTAATGATAACCAATGGCACTACACACACGGCGTTAAAGCTACAATGCCTATGTATAATGCCACAATAGAGATTATTAATCAGTATAAGCGTATAGCGAAAGAGGTGTTTAACTAATGGCAAATGCAAACGATTGGGCGATAGACCTCGAAAGCACAGTCACAACGCTTGTCAAGGCTAAAACTCTAACACAATTAAAGAAAGCGTACCCCAAGATAGTTATAACAAATGAGGGAGAAAACAGCGGTCAAGCGGTATTCCCAACGGTATACATACATCTGTTGCCAGCGGTAGAGCAAGGACAAACGCTTGATGGGCAGACAATTAATGCTTTGTTAGCAACATTTCAAGTAGATGTTACCACTAACACAAGCAAGTCTGACTGTCGCAAGGTTATGGCAATAATTACAGATACATTCAAGACAATGAGATTTCAAGGCAATGCAATGCCAGAATTTTCAATCAGCAACAAAGTACACAAGAGTACCGCTAGATTCAGACGAATGATAGCGGCAAATGACAGATTATTGTAACAAAGAGCAGAAATGCTCTTATTTTTTTGCAAATTTTTAGGAGGTAAACAAGGCAATGGCAAGTACAAGTTATAAAGCTAGGGTTATCTACAAGGAGCATAGCGAAGACGGCTTTGCAGGCTCATACAAGTTAATGGTAGCGGCTAAGTCGATTTCAGCACCAGTATCAGCACCTAACACAGTTGAAAGTACAACATTTGAAGATGATTCACAGACATTCTTAATGGGTATCAAAACATCTGACGCTAAGACTTACACAGGAAACCTTGAAAAGGCTTATTTGCAGGACTTAATCAAAACAGAGGGTAAGCAGTTAGATATTATTCAGTTATATGGTTCTGACGGATTAGGTGCGGTTGCTAAGTACGCATTTGTGGGGCAGGTAACAGCAACACCTAATGATGTTTCTGGTACTGATTCGGTACTTGAAATGACAGTAACAGCAGTTCCTAATACTTCACCTATCGAATGCACAGACAAGCTTCAAGTTGTCGAGGGTGCTGGTGGCACATTCACAGTAACAAAGGTGGGGGAATAATAAGCCAATCGACTAAATCAAAGGCTGTGTCGATTGGTGGCACAAACGCCAAAACAGCCGACTACACATCATATCTTGATGACGTAACAGAATAATTATTTTAAAAGGTAGGTGCGGTGTAAAATCCGCACCTTTCCCTATATAGTGATAGGGTGGGAAAGGGTAAAAATTATGATGAATATTAATGTAAATGGAAAAGAATACAAAGTTGAGTTCTCTTTTGGTGCGGCAGAGTGCAAAGAGATAGTGCAGAAAATGTTTTCTGTTGTTAATGGTTCTTACTTACTTGCGCAGACAGATAAAAGTGTTGCGCAGGCTTCCTTTGATGGATTAGCAAATATGACAGCAGATGTGCCAGAGATTTGCATTTTAGCCATTTATGCAGGCTGCATTGATAACAACCCAGTAACAATGGATGAAGCAAAGGAACTCACTAGGGCATATATCACAGAGAAGAGAAAGACAGATAAGAGTTACGGATATAGAACATTGTTTGAAGAAATAAAGAAAGCGATGGAAGATGATGGTTTTTTCGAGCTGAGCGGAATAACAGCGATGTTAGAGGAAATGGCGAACAATGTGGAAGAAGCGACACGGGAACAGAAGAAGCCGACAGTAATTCCACAAGACCACAAGAAAAAGCAGACTTCCACAAAATAATCTGGGAAGAATACTTTGTTTTAGCCAGTTCACTAGGCGTTAGTTATTCGGACTTTTTAAAAATGACACCTACAAAATTATTACTATACGCAAAAGGTAAAAAAATTGATAGACAAAATCGAGACACAGAAATGTATAACTGGTTTTTAGTTTATGCAATTCCAGCTATTTCTTGCGGAATAGGTGCGGCATTTGATAAAGATGTACACATTGAATATCCTAAACAAGCTATTTTATCAGAAAAAACAGAAGAAAGTGAAGAAGATACATATGATAAAGAGTTACAGTTGATGTTACTCAATGAGCAAAAATGGGCGGCACAGACTGAAAAGAAAGGACTACCGCCAACAATCCTATAAAAGGGGGCTAAGGCGTGGAATTAGATTCATTAGAAGTCGAAATTACCGGTACTGCCACTAAAGCTATTAATTCTGTTGATAAACTGATAAATCAGCTTACAAGGCTATCTACATCACTTGCGACTGTGAACGGCTCATCGCTAAGTGGTCTTGCAAATGGTGTTAATCAGTTAGGCTCTGCTATGCAGAATATGAACGCAGGAACAGCAGATTTTACCCGACTTGCCAAGAACATCACGAAGATAGGTTCTGTTGATTCAGTTGCACTAACTAACACAGCTACATCACTTCAAGCTGTCACAAAAGCGGTTGCAAGTATATCAGCCATACCGCAAAACGCAACACAGGTCACAGAATTTGCAAAGTCACTTGGCAAACTAGGCGGTAAAAGTATTGAAAATGCCACAGTGAATATCCCTAAACTGGGTAATGCGCTGAATGGCTTAATGACCACATTATCAAGAGCACCTAATGTAAGTAGTAATGTTATTGCTATGACTAATGCGTTGGCTAATTTAGCAAGCCAAGGTTCAAAGGTGGGTACTTCTTCTGCTTCACTACAAAAAACGCTGTATGGCGTTTCTACAAGTGCTAGAACAGCAACTAAAAGCAGTTGGAGCTTAGCAAGTGCGATAGGTAAGTTTTATGCCACTTATTTTATGGTAATTCGTGGCAGTAAGAAACTTATAGAAGCTATAAAATCAACAACAGATTACATTGAAGCATTCAACTATCAAGCAGTTGCATTTGGCAAAATCGGTTCAGAATGGGATAAGGATTACGAAAAGTACGGATATGATAACGCAACAGCATACGCAGAAAGTTTTCAAAGCAGAGTAAATGATACTCTTGGAAAACTATCTGGACTTAAAGTTAATGTTCAAGGCGGCTTGCTTGAAGAAAGTGGAGCAAAAAACTTAGGACTTAACATACAAGAGATAACACAGTACGCTTCACAGTTGGCTTCTGTTACTAATTCGTTAGGGCAGACTGGTGAAGCGACAGCGGCTATAACAAAGTCAATGACAATGCTTGCAGGCGATATAAGCTCGCTTTTTAATGTGGACTATTCAACAGTAGCACAAAACTTGCAAAGCGGCTTAATCGGTCAATCAAGAGCATTGTATAAATATGGTATTGATATTACTAATGCTACATTAGCGACATATGCTTATAACTTAGGCATTTCTAAGTCTGTATCAGAAATGACGCAGATGGAAAAACAGCAATTAAGAGTATTGGCAATATTAGACCAAAGTAAAGTATCTTGGGGTGATTTAGCTAATAGACGGAAGAAAGTTAATGACATAACTTATCTTCCAAGTGTTGCATAAGAGTGGAAACATCTTATGACAATCGGGCAAAATCGGTGAAGGCTAAAGTTTTCAAAACGAGCAATTTATGGTATAATATAAGTATGAATAAAGTTTATATTATATACAAAGCAACTAATAAAATCAATGGTAAAATATACATTGGAAAAACTTATAATCTTGAAAAAAGAAAGAAACAGCACATTGACGATATAAACAATGGCTTACCTTTTCACAATGCATTAAAGAAGTATGGTATTGATAACTTTGAATGGGAAATAGTTGATAAAGCAGATAGTGATTCTGAAATCAGAGAAAAAGAAATACAATGGATTAAGAAGTGCAATTCTTGTATATCATTCCCAAACTCAAACGGATACAATATCACACTTGGTGGCGAGGGTGGAATATCTTGGAATTCAAAGCCTGTTCTTCAATATGACCTTAATGGGAATTACATTGACGAGTATATAAGCTCATCACATGCAAGCGTTGTAACAGGTTTACAAAGACATGATATATCTAATTGTGCAAAAGGCATAGTAAACCGTTCAGGTGAATATATGTGGCGTTATAAAGTTAGTGAAAACATTCCTAAAAAGATTGCTTCTTACTCAAAGAAAGCAAGTGCAAGGAAGCGTGCTGTAATGCAACTTGATAAAGAGGGGTTTGTTCTTAACATTTTTGATTCATTAACACAAGCAAGTCAAGAAACATCAACACCAAGAACAAGCATATCTTTTTGCCTAAGTGGTAAATATGGAACAGCAAACAATTATGTATGGATATATGCTGATGAGTACAATCCAAACAAAGATTATAAGTATAATGGTATAAAAGAGGGAAAGGGCATTTATCAACTTGATAATAATAGAAAAATCGTGAACCACTTTAATAATTGCACAGAAGCGGCTAGATATATGAACGAACCTGAAAAAGTGCATAAACAGATTCACAAGGCTATCAAGACAGGAAATAAATGCAGAGGATTTTATTGGATTAAAGCTGAAAACTATGCTAATACCGAGATAACTTAATAGATTACGAACAGGCTATTAAGTATTGTAACGAGTAGGAATTGAATAAATATAATATTCCCAAGAGTGTCCGACACTACTGCATATAGGGCAGTATGAGGTGGAAGTGGCTACCACCAAACCAAACGTAAAAACGTGGGTGATAATGTACTCTGAACTTATAGGAAACTATAAGAAGTATAGGATAAAGAGTCTATACGATAACAAATTTGACAATCAACTCCCCAAGTAATATGTTGCGCCAGTTCAGTAACAATATGAAAGAGGTAGGAATGGTAGCAGGACAGCTATTTATCCCAATTCTTTCAAAGGTTATGCCAGTTGTAAACGGCGTTACTATTGCAATCAAGCGACTTCTAGTAAATCTTGCAAGCCTTATGGGCGTTAAGATTGACTTTGAGAGCTTCGGACAAAGTAGCTATAAAGACACATCAGATGGCTTAGAAGATATTTCAGACGGATACCAAAATGTAGCAGATTCAGCTAAGAAAGCTACGCTATCCCTTATGGGATTTGATGAAATAAATAAATTACAAGATGATACAAGCTCAAGCAAGGGTTCAAGCGGTGGCGGCGGTGGTAGCAGTATTGACTTAACAGATGATATTACTAAGGCGGCGGCAGAATATGAAGCGGCTTGGAATAAAGCATTTGCCAATATGGAAAATTCGGCTATTGCGTGGGCTGATAGGATTGATAAAGCACTTGAACCTGTTAAGAAGATATTCCAAGATTTTGCAATTGGCGATTTTAAAATGGCAGGGCAAGATACATCTAACCTAGTTAGCGGAATATTCAATTGGTTTGCAGACGCAATAGATAAAGTTGATTGGTACGGAATTGGCAGAAAGATGGGTGACTTTTTAGCTGGTATCAACTGGACGGAAGTATTTTCAAGTGTAGGTCATTTCATATGGGAGGGCATAAAAGCAGCTATTGAGTTGTGGAGCGGTTCATTCACATCAGCACCTGTAGAAACGACTATAGTAACAGCTTTACTAGGAATGAAGTTCTTGGGCTTAGATAAGAAACTAGCTAGTAAAATAGCAGATGTTATCAGTTGGAAAAGCGTAGGCAAAACAGTTAAGTCACTTGGCGGAGGCAGTATTTCGACAGGACTTAGCATGCTACTTACGGAAGACTTAAGCGCAATTATGGCATTAGGAACACCGATGGAAATCGGATTAACTGTCGGAACTGGAATTGTCGGCGGTATTGGTGCGGCGATTGGTGGTTTTAGCATAGGCAATAAGATTAACGAGGCACTTACAGGCGAGAAGATAGACATGTCAATGTTTGACCAATTAGCATATCTTATAAAAGCACCATTTGAGGATTTAGATAGCTTTGTTGATGGAGTGATAGAAACTATCACATTCGGACACAAGGACGACATATCAAATTGGTGGACTACAAGTGTTGCACCTTGGTTTACTAAGGCAAAATGGGGAGAATTAGGCGACAATGCTAAAACCTCATTAAGTAATTCTTGGAGCAGTTTTTCAAACTGGTGGGGCAATACAGCTATCGTAGGTTGGTGGAACAATAGCGTAGCACCTTATTTTACAAAAGCAAAATGGCAATCTCTTGGAGATAACGCAAAGGGTAGCTTAACTGATAGTTGGACTTCGTTTAATAATTGGTGGAGCGGTACAGGCATATATAATTGGTGGAATGATAATGTCTCACCATATTTTACTAAAGAAAGATGGGGCAACTTAGGTGAAAATATTAAGAACAGCTTATCTAACAGTTGGGATAGTTTTTCTAACTGGTGGAGTGGCACGGGCATATATAACTGGTGGAATAACCACGTAGCGCCTTACTTTACAGCAGACAGATGGAACGATATGGCAAGCGGAATAATGCAAGGACTTAAAAGTGAATGGTATAACGTACTTGATTGGTGGGACAGCAAGCCAGAACTTCACAGAATATCAGTTGCAATAGAAGATTTCTTTAGTTACGTGCGAGAATTATGGTATAACCTAAGGGATTGGTGGAGTGACTTATCACTTAGATTTCCTCATATTAAAATGCCACATTTTAGCATTGAGGGCGAATTTAGTCTTATGCCTCCAGAAGTACCTCATATTGGTGTTGATTTTTATGCAAATGGTGGATTCCCAAACAAAGGACAGTTGTTCGTTGCTAATGAAGTTGCACCCGAAATGGTTGGTACTATGGACGGAAGAACAGCAGTAGCCAATCAACAGGAAATTACAACAGGTATTGCTAATGCAGTTTATCCAGCGGTTTATAATGCCGTTAGGGCGGCTATGGCAGAAAGTAGCAATAACGTCAATGTAACACTACAAGGTGACGCAGAAAATTTATTTACAATGGTACAAGATAAAGCTAATAACTACACAGCAATGACAGGCTTATCACCTTTTCCATATTGATAAGATAAACGTATTGTGTTATCCTTTTGCTATATATAATAAAAAGCAAAGGGGTAATGCATTATGGCAGAAAAGAAAGCAAAGAAAAAAGATAGTAAGCTAAGCATAGCGGCGGCAGTAACAGCACTATTTATATTCACAATCCCAATAGGCTTTATATTGGCTATTGTGGACTTAATAAAAAGCAAAGGCGATAAGTCGCAAAGACATTTAGGCTCTTACTTTGCAATAGTATCATTCGTGCTGTTTCTGATAGTTGGTTTTAGCAATGGAAGCAGTAACAGTAGTAACAATAATAGTAGTACTGTAAAGCAGTCTAGCACCACACAGCAAGATACAGATATAGCAAGATATGGCGATACAACACTTAAGTACCTTAAACACGAAATAATTACAGATAGCAATAATAGAGAGGTTGTTGTTGTCTATTTTGACTTTGCAAATAATTCAAAAGATAACGAGGCATTTGTTTACAACTACAATGTTACTTGCTTTCAGAATGGCAAGGAACTTGACTATCCATTAGTCAGTTTTGATGTTGACGAATACAACAATACGGCAAGAGAATTACAGACCGGCACTAATATTACAGTTGCCAAGATATACATATTAGAAGATAAAAGTGACGTTAATTTAGAAGTAACGCCTTGGGGTTCAAACAAGAAGCTTCTAAATCTGACATTAAAAGTAGAATAAAAAAATCAGAACAAGTTGGGTAGACCTGTTCTGATTAGCACGTATGAGTGAATGTAAATTAACTCATACCAATAATAACAAATAAATAGCAAAATGACAAGGACATTTCACTTAATTGTGAGGTGTCCTTTTTGTTACCCATTTTTAGGCAGAAAGGGGCGATTGAATGATAAGTGCTGTAATTATCGAGGGAGTGACATTCCCAGTAGCTTACAACGGCTACACATACAGCAGAAACAAGATATGGTCTAAAAATACTGGAAGAAACGACTATGGAGAAATGGTAGGAACAATCGTGGATATCAAAGACAAAGTAGAGCTTCAATTACCGCCATTAACAGGTGAGCAAGCACTATTGCTTGATAATGTAGTAAGCGACGTAGATAACCCATTCCCAACAGCACAAGTCTTATTCTTAGGTGGTACACAAAAGGAAATGACAATATATACAGGAGATGTGACATATCCGTATCTTACAAGGGCAAAAAATGAGGACGGACTTATAGTCGGAGCAAAATTAAGTTTAATTCAGAAATAAAGGAGAGTTCCACATGAAACTTAAAACAAGTGAGTTAATAGACAGATTCCAGAGCTTAAGCAACATATCACATGACAAGACCACAGGCAGAATTGCTATGGCTATTATGTGCAATATCAAGGCGTTAGAAGAATTATATAAGGCAACATTACAGACCATAGAAGATACTAAGGTTAAGTATGCAGATAAGGACGACAGCGGTAATCCAGTTATCAACGATAATCAGTATCAGATTACATCAGAGAACTTAAAGAAGCTACAGGAAGAATTACAGGAAATCAATGAGCAAGAGATTGAAGTGCCTGACATGACAATGCTTCCTATGGATGCATTCGATAAATGCGAAGAAATTACACCAGCTAAATTATACTCAATTGAGTTTATGATAAGCCATTAATTAATCAATAAAGGCGGTGTAGAATGAAGATATTAGACACAGCTATAACGGAGATTGTTAAGGGGAATAGTGCAAGGTACTATTCCAAGTACATTGTCGATGGAAAAGAATATACCAACACGCTTAACAAATTCAATTTCCAAAACATAACAAATCCTAATAACGAAATTACCATAGGTAACACTTGTGCAAGCAGTGTTACCTTTTCTATTTATATGCCACAAGTAAGTCTCGAAAATAAAGAGATTACTATATATGAGGGCGTAAAAGTTAGTAACGAGATTAAGTATATTAAATTAGGAATATTTACAGTCAGTAAGCAGACAAGCAATGGAGAATACACGAGTTACGAAGCCTACGACAAAATGTATAAGGCTGACATGCCGTATTCGTCTGATTTAGTATTTCCTAGCACAGATAAAGCTATCCTCACTGAAATATGCGGTAAGCTAGGCATATCATTAGCAACAAATATAGTTACAGCGCACACTGTTAGCGACAAGCCACAAGGTTATACAATGCGTGAAATTATCGGCTATATGGCTATGTTACAAGGTTGCAATGCGGTAATTAATGCTGATGGCAACCTTGAATTAAGATGGTATAAAGACAGTGGCTATGTACTTGACGGACATAAGTATTATCAACAAGGCGTTACCTTTACGACATCTAAGGATTTCATAATACAAAAACTGACTTGTAATAACACAAAATCCGGCGATAAGGAAACTAGCACGATTACCAGTGGTAGCGGTGCAACAGGACTTAGCTTTGCTAACCCATTTATGACACAAGCAATCCTTGATGAAGTCTACAAAAAGATAGGTGGTTTTACATTTAGACCGCTTGCGGTTAAGTTTATCGGCGATTACCGACTAGAAGTTGGTGACATTATAACTGTCAACAAGGGCGGCGTTGATTACAAAGTGCCTATAATGCAGATTACACACGAATGTGACGGCGGCTTAATGAGCACAGTTACATCTATAGGTCAATCTGACACAGAAAACAGCAATATCGCTAGCGGTCCGATAACAAAGCAAATGGAGCGTTACTACGCAAATTTATTAGTTGTTAATAAAGCGTTAATCAATAAGCTAGATGTAGATACAGCCAAGATTACTTATGCAACAATAGCTAATCTTAACGCAACAAATGCAAATATTGACGCTCTCAAAACAAATAAGCTAGACGCAACATATGCAGATATCATCAATGCTAATGTGGAAAGTCTAAAGGCGGCTAATGCTGAAATTACACAGTTAAAAGCCAATTCATTAACAGCGGACATAGCGGACTTAAAATACGCACAAATTGATTTTGCAAATGTCAAAGGACAAGTAGTAGGAACTTCTCTTATTAAAGACGGAGCAGTAACTAACGAGAAAGTGCAGAGTCTATCCGCTAATAAGCTGACAGCCGGTGTTATTGACGCCGCTAAAATCACGGTTAATAATCTCAATGCTGATAATATTACAGCGGGCACAATCAACGGAAAGCGTATTGGAACAGGTTCTTTATCTCTGGATAAATTAGCCGAGGAAGTACCAACAAAAGAATATTTAGATAAAGTACAAGAAGAGCTACAAGGTCAAATTGACGGAAATATCGAGACATTTACTAAGACAGAAATACCTACGCTTAATAATGAGCCAGCTGTTAATTGGACTGATAATGCTACGAGAAAAAAGCATATAGGCGATATCTGTTATGTGGTTAATCCGGCTTCAAGTGCAGATGGATATTCATACAGATTTGCCAATACTAGCACAGAGCAAACACCTGTATATGAATGGGTACTGATTAAGGATAGTGATGTTACTAAGGCATTACAGGACATTATTAACATCAATGGCGAGATTACAGGTATTAAGAAGTTTAATGTTGAAATTAGTTCATGGAAAACTGATACAGATAGTGAATTATCAAGCCTTAAGACACGAACAACCAGCCTTGAAACTGATATGGGTAATAAGGTTGATACTACAACATTTAACAAGGTTAAGCAGACTGTTAATGAAAATAGTTCTACTATAACTAAAATGTCTGAAACACTTAGCAAAAAAGCTGACAGCAGTACAGTTACTACTTTAAGCAACACTGTTAATAGCATTAAACAGACAACAGACAGTAACACATCAAGTATTTCAAGTTTAACAACAACTGTCACAAAAGTTGAAAGTACAGCTAACAATGCAAGCAAAACAGCTAGTGAAGCTAAAACAGCGGCAAGCAATGCGGCGACAGCAGCAACAAATTCTGCAAATTCAGCAACTAAAGCAGAAGCAGCGGCTAAAAATTCTGCTAATAGTGCAAGTAGTGCAAGCAGTTCAGCTTCTAGTTCAGCTACAAGTGCTAGCAACGCTGAAAAATCGGCATCTAGTTCAGCTGCAAGTGCATCAGAAGCTAAGAAATCAGCAGCTACAGCTAACACAAATGCTAGCAATGCAGTAAGTACCGCTAATGCCGCTAAGTCAACAGCGGATACAGCTAAGAAAACTGCTGATAGTGCAAATACAACCGCAGCAAGTAACGCTAAAGAAATAACAACAATAAAGAGCAATTACAATACGATTTCACAAACGATAAATTCTAACACGGCAACGATTAAAGAGCTAAGCACAACAATCTCTAAAAAAGCAGACAATAGCACAGTTACTTCATTGGCTAATACAGTTAATTCTATTAAACAAACAACAGACGCAAACACGGCGTCAATTAGCAAACTCGGCACAGAAGTATCAAAGAAAGCAGATGGAAGTACAGTCACTGAACTAATTACGAAGACGTCAAACTTGGAGCAAAATCTTAATGGATTTAAGACTACTGTTAGCTCGACTTATACTACAAAGACAGAGTTTAATAATTTGCAGATTGGTGGAAGAAACTTAATTAGAAATAGCAATTTTTCCGAAGATACAAGGTATTGGAAGCAAGACGCAGGAAATATTAAAGTTGTAGATGATAGTAGATTCAAAAAAGCGTTATCGTTTACAGTCAATGGTGGAGCCCTTAGGATTTTAGTAGAAACAAAAAATGTTTGGGTTAAAGGACAGTTATATACAGTCTCATTCTATGCAAAATCAACTGTTGCTGGAACAAAAATAACAGCGTCTCGAAGCCTTGCAAACCTAACGAAAACGGCAGAATTAACAAGCGATTGGAAAAAATATGTTGGTGTTATAACCTCAACAGAAAGTGACAATTTCGGTTCACTTTCTTTTAAAGTCAATAATACAAGTGCAACATATTATATAGCAAATGTTAAACTTGAAAAAGGTGACAAGGCAACTGATTGGACGCCAGCACCAGAGGACGTTGATGAAAAATTTACAGCATACAGTACAACAACACAGATGAATAATGCTATAACACAAGCAATAACCAAAGAAAGTAACAGTATTAAGTTAGAAGTATCTAGCACTTATGCAACTAAAAAGAGCCTTGAAAGCTACGCAACTAATGACAGTCTTAAAAGCTATGCTACAAAAGCAAGCCTTGAAGCATACATCAAGAAAGACCCAGCAACAGGCGAACTTAAGAGTGCCATAGAAGCTATTGCAGATACTATCAATATAACTGCAAGAGGCGGTCTTAATTTAAGTGGCAACAGGTTTACGTTAAACAGCACGAATACCAGCATTACGGCAGACGGAACTATAACTTGCAAAAACTTTGTTGGAAATGGCGGTACAATAGGCGGTTGGAATATCAATTCTACTTCTATTTACAGCGATTACCGGTACGACCCTAGTGTAGGTTATGGCTTATACAGGGTATCGCTTGATAAATCGACTGGAAGCGATTCAAAGGTCATGTCTGTCAGAGCTACAGTTAAAGATAATGTGTTTAATTATCCGTTTTATGTTAGAAGCGACGGATACTTATATACAGTTAAAGGACAAATTAGTGGATTTCAATTTGATTCAAATAAGATGTCAAATACAGTTTCTATATATTTACTACCAGATAAAGATGTGTTACATACCTTGCGAAATGCCATTGTAAACAATACAACATCGCAACTCGCATTAAGTCAATACGACCTAAATGGAAGTGGCAAAGTTGATTTGACTGATTTTGTAGTAGCGAAAAATTATGTTTTAGGAACGCAGACAGAAACTGATTTTAGTAAGTGGAAGTATGCAAAAAAAAGTGACATAACATATAAGCTTAACCCTTCTGACATTAAGAACGCTTTGAGTATTTCAGGTACTGATATTTGGGGCAAAACAAGGCAAACTACATTAGGAATAGGGACATTATATAGTAATGAAATTAGTTGCGACAACTTGATTGTTAAAGATCCTGTAGACTATTCAACTTTTAACACATTTTTAAATACAATAAATGTCAAAGAAACATCAACATCAATAGATTTAGAAAACTTTGTACGCAACTACACTATCAAAGGCAATGGAATGTTAGTTGTCAATATATCAATTTGGACGGACACTAAAGACGATTACGGAACTACTACGGCAAAAATATACATTGACGGAAATTGTGTTATGAATAACCGCAACAGATTGGCAAATAGCCACCCATCAGAACTTGCAGGCGGTGCTACATTTGTTTGGTGGTTTAATGACAATGCAACGCACAGAATTAAACTGGAAGCTGGTTCAACTAAAGAGGGCACAAAGACTTATACACAATCTATTCAAGCACTATTTGGATTACAAATATCAACATAAT